TATTACTGCATCAGATCCTGAAATGTTCTCTAAATTTACGAAAGAATTGGAAAGCACCAATACAATAATTTCAGAGCCACATAGTGGCTCAACGACTAATGATAGCATCATTTTGGAAACATTATCGTGTGGAAAAACCAAGTGTTTGGTTATTACCAAATTACCGAGACACAAACACGCTCGACGTGTGGATTTTATGTATACTTCACCAGAAGAATATCCGTTTGCAGTACTTTATTTTACAGGTAGTAAAACATTTAATACTGTTATGAGAGGGAATGCACTGAAGATGGGGTTCTCATTGAATGAACACGGAATCTATAAGAAACAACCGGGAAAAGAGAAGGAAGAAAAGGTAGATCAAGTGTTTAAAGATGAAAAAGATATTTTTAGTTTTTTAAAAATGGATTATCGAGGTCCGACCGAGCGAAGCGAGGGCGTATATAATCTTAATACATCATCCGTCGATTTCACCGATCGAAGATCGGTTACATCTAAGGATGATCTAGGTTTTACGGCACCTTTGGTGTCCGTAAAACCTTCAAATGTTATAAAAGAACCAGTTAAACAAGGTCCGAGCCCCTCTATGGTGCATTTACAAAAAACTAAAAAAATAAGAATTAAAAATATTATAGGTTCTCCAAAGAAAGAAAAAACTCCTGAGCAACAAATAATTTTAAATAATTCCAACGAAATTAAAAAGGATGATGGAGAACCTGAACAACCTGTTAAAATACGAAAAAAGAGAACATTGAAAATAAAAGGGCCTTTAATTTCACCTATTTTTTCTGAAAAAAATAATATAGGTTCTCCAAAGAAAGAAAAAACTCCTGATAAACAAATAAAAAATATTAATTCTAATGAAACTAAAAAGAAAATTAGAGAACCTAAACCAGAAAAAATACCAAAAGAACCAAAAACTAAAAAAATTAGAGAACCTAAACCAGAAAAAATACCGAAAGAACCAAAAACAAAGAAAATTAGAGAACCTAAACCGCCAAAAATACCGAAAGAACCAAAAACAAAGAAAATTAGAGAACCTAAACCGCCAAAAATACCAAAAGAAGTGAAAACAAAGAAAATTAGAGAATCAAAACCGGTAAAAATACCAAAAAAAACAGAAATAGCATTAATTCCACCTGTTTTTCCTGATAAAATAGAAAGTTCTCCTAAGAAGGAAAAAACTCCTGAGCAACAAATAATTCCTGTTATACCAATTGAATCTAAAAAGCAAGGAACCTACGGTTCCCCTGCGACCCCTCCCTTTAAAGTTGACCCCTCGAGGGAGGGGTCGCAGGGGAACCGTAGGTTCCCTGCAATAAATAAAGAAGAAAAAGAGATAAAAACATCACATAATAAGACTGTAAAGAGAATGAGTGGAAAAGCAGCAACGAAGAAGCATATCGCCGTATTTAAAAAAGATGGAATCAAGGTTCTCGATACCCTCAACGAAAAAGAGATGGAATCAATGGTTGTTGTAGCCAACGACGCCTATTATAACAGCAAAAATCCCTTATTAACCGATAACGAATACGACATTGTTCGTGAATATGCCGAGAAGAAATACCCCGATAATACGACCATACGAGAAGTAGGCGCGCCCATTACCAAGAACAAGGTAACTCTCCCCTATAATATGCCCTCGATGGACAAAATCAAACCCGATACCAATGCTCTCACCAATTGGACAAATAAATACAAAGGCCCTTACGTATTATCGTGTAAATTGGACGGAGTATCCGGTCTATATACGACCGAGGGCCCGGAACCCAAGCTTTATACCCGGGGTGATGGTAAGGTCGGGCAAGATGTATCACATCTTTTACGTGTTCTCAAGCTCCCTCTACGAGCCGATGGAGAACCAGGCTATGCTGTGCGCGGTGAATTCATCATACCAAAAAAAATATTCGAAGAAAAATACAAAGCAAAATTCGCCAACCCTCGTAACTTGGTCTCCGGCATTGTAAATAGTAAGACCCTAGATGATAAGACCAAAGACCTCCATTTTGTTACATACGAAGTGATCCATCCACCAATGAAAGTCGGCGAACAAATGGACACACTAGAAAAATTGGGACACGAAGTCGTCAAACATCAGCGTAAAACTACGCTCTCCAACGATGAATTGTCGAAAACCCTGTTGGATTGGCGCGCCAACTACGAATACGAGGTCGACGGGGTGATTGTCGCCGATGACAATATCCATCATCGCAAGGACGGTAACCCCGAGTACGCTTTCGCTTTTAAAATGGTGATTTCGGACCAGATGGCCGAAGCCAAAGTGGTCGATGTTCTCTGGGAAGCCAGTAAGAGTGGGTACTTGAAACCCCGGGTGCAAATTGAACCGATCAAGTTGGGTGGTGTGACCATCCAGTATGCTACCGGGTTCAACGGTGATTTCATTGAGAAGAACAAGATTGGACTGGGGGCGGTCATCCAGCTTGTGCGCAGTGGGGATGTGATACCTCATATTAAATCGGTGACGACACCCGCTGAGAACGCCAAGATGCCGGATGTTCCCTACGTATGGACCAAGAATCACGTCGACATTGTAATAGAGGATGTGGAGGGCGATGTTACGGTACGACGTAAAAACATTACCGAATTTTTTACGAAGTTGGAAGTGGATGGCCTCTCAGGAAAAACCGTGGAAAAGATAATGGATGCTGGTTTTGATACGATCCCTAAGATCCTGAAGATGACTATAGCCGATTTTACCAAAGTCAAGGGGTTCCAAGAGACAATGGTCAACAAAATTAGTGATGGTATCAAGGCACAAGTCAAAAAAGCAACACTCTTAGAGATTATGGCGGCATCGAATATGTTTGGACGTGGTATTGGAGAACGTAAGATCAAGCCAATTTTAGAAGCCGAACCCACTATTTTAACCGATCCGGGCAGCCAAGAACAAAAATACGATAAATTGATCAAGATCAAAGGAATTGGACAAGAGAATGCTAAGAGCTTTACGGAGAACATTGATCGATTTATGACATTTTTGAAAGAGTGTGGTTTAGAGGGCAAATTAACAGAGAAAGCAACAGTAGAAGAGCCGAAAAATGTAGATAAATCCCACCCACTTTATGAGAAACGGGTCGTGATGAGCGGAGTTCGTGACGCAACTGTCAAAGAAAAATTGGAAAGTGTCGGAGGTATTTTAGAAGATAGCATAGGATCCAAGACATCGGTTCTTGTGGTAAAATCCCGAGGGGACAAAGAGACAAGTAAAACAAAATATGCAAAGGAACATAATATTGAGATAATGGAACCAGCCGAATTTCTAGCGAAATATTTTGCGTGATGATTATATACAATGCCCTTTATAATCAGTAATACACAGGGACCTTTTAAATATGCGGCTCAGTCGAATATGTATACGAGTGCAATAACAGGACTCACTGCGGCATCAACTGTGGCCGGACAAATTACGTTGAGTTGGTCAGGAGGGCTCGGAAACAATGTAAAATACTCGTATGGACTTTCCAGTGGAACAATACAGAGCGTAAGTGGTACAGTAAGTCCTGTTACCATCACCTTGACATCGACCACTTCAGTAACAACTACAGTAACATTGACAGCAACTGTGATAGGAGGTAGTACGAGTGCAGTTTCTAATAGTGTTACGACGGTTAGTCCATTAGCAGTACAGGTTAGTAGTATTACATCGTCAAATGGAAGTTATACAGGAAATCGTTTATCAACATTTTCGGGAAATTTAATTGCTGGAGATGGTATCACTATTGGAACATCTACTACTAATGGAATAGCTTACAATGTTTATGCATTTGGAGCAAATTCTACAACATATACATTAACGTATAATTGTAATTATCCTACAACAATGTACTGTTTAGCTGTTGGTGGTGGTGGTGGTGGTGGTGGATGTTGTGGAGGTGGTTCAGGCGGTGTAGTAATGATGCCACTGAATATTTCTTCTGGAACAAATCAGACAATTACTTGTACTATTGGTGCAGGTGGTGCTCTAGTAAATGGATTAGCTACATCTACTAGTGCGGCTCAAGGATCAATAACTACTATTTCTGGAACAGGATTAAGCTATGTTAATTACTTAGGTAGTACGATTACTGGGGGTATTACTGCAGGTGGTGGAGGCGCAGGTAACTATACCGCTTCCAACGCTGGTTCGGTACAAGCAGTTACTATAGGTGTGAATGGTGGGTCAGGTGGTGGTGCGGATGATGGTACACCTGCAGGTACAACCAATACTACCACAGCTACAAACCCCTACATTAATTTTGCCAATAATGCTGGTCCGTCTCAAGGCGGTGCACCTGGTAGTGGTGGAGGTGGTTCAGGACAAGTTGGTGCACCTGGTAGTGGTGGTAATCAGAATCAAGGAGGAAATGGAATACAGTGTTTACTTCCAGGTATTGCGGATTTTTCTGAGTCAACACCAGTAACTTATTCGGCATTTTCAAATTATTACTGGGGTGGGGGTGGTTCATCCACGTTTTCTGGTTCGGCGATATCAGGAGGAAGAGGTGGTGGTGGAGCTGTCAATGGAGGTGGTAATGATTCTTACGGAATATATACTGGTTCTGTGGCATCCACTGCAGGTGGTGTCGGTGGTAGTGGTGGATCGTGCACAGGTGGTGGTGGTGGTTCCAACAATTCAGGCGGAAATGGTGGTGCAGGTGGATCAGGTGTAGTCGTTATAGCTATTCCTGTTACTACAACCAAAACTCCTGTTACTATTTCTAATTATAATTTTGCATCTCCTAGTGTTTCAGCAAATAGCAATACAAGTACACTTATAGCAGGCGGTACGACCGGTAGTACCTCACTTACTAACTGGACCAGTACAACAGCAGCAAATGCTACAATTGATGTTATTAATGGAAGTTCAAGTACGTTTGGTATTAGTTCTGCCACATCAGGATTTCAAAATGTTATTATTAATTTTTCGACGTCCGCAGCAACCGGAAGTACTGTCACTATTACACAATCAGTTACATTTTCCTCAGCGAATAGTTACACACTTATTTTTTACACTCTTCAACGTCCATCTTATGCTGTAGCAACATTAACCGCAACGATAAATGCAACCAATGTCACTGCATCGAATTACTATGCAACAAACAATTGGATAGCTCAACGATTGAATTTTACTATACCAAGTGCAGGTAATTATACATTAACATTTACTGCTACAAATGGAACAACTGGTACTGCTACTGCAGTAGGATTATCGTATATTTCTATTTTTTAGTTTTGGAGGTTTTTCGGAGCCGCGAAGCGGCATAGAAAAACCTAGATCTTCCCTAGATGTAACCGATCGAAGATCGGTGAAATCGACGGAAGATGATATCATATTTTACGTAAAGTTTTAGATAAGTTTACGTAAAAATAACAAAAACGATTATTTTGGGAATGCTATAATTACAATTCCGGAACCTCCATTTCCACCAAGCAAACTACTATTACCACCACCTCCTCCGCCTCCTGTATTAGCCCCACCGTTACCACCACTTGCGCTGTTGTTTGCACCTGTTCCGTTTGCACCGGAATTAACACCCCCAGTACCGCCAGTTCCTGCACTACCACCCGATGTTCCACCTGAACCACCTCCTCCACCACCCAGTCCACCACTTCCTGAAGATAAATAGTAAGTATACCCACCACCACCTCCAGCATAGTAATATGTTCCATAACTTGGGATATCTTTTACACCATACAATGTTGAAATTGGTTGAATACCACTACCACCATTACCTGCACCACCAGTAGTTGTGTTAGGTCCCTGTCCTGCACCACCAGCACCACCACCACCACCACCGGAAGTATATGTTGAACCCACCCCTGTACCATCACTTACACCATTCGCGACGTAATAATTTCCACCACCTGCATTAGCATAATTGGTACCACCATTCGTATTCCCTGCAGTGCCTGAAGTTGTTACACCTGAACCCTGACCAGTACCACATCCACCTGCTGACCCACCAGTAGTTCCTGCAATTGTTCCACCACCTGTACCTTTACCACCTTGTCCTCCTCCTAACGCAGTAATTGTGGAAGGAGTCACTGCATTACCACCCGTTCCGTTGAAAACGACGGAAGACGAACCACCATTAACAGGGGTATTATTGGTTACGGGTGTTCCACCCGCTCCAACTGTGACTGTAATCGTTTGATTAGTAATTGATGCAGGAATGGTAAATGAAGGCATTGCAACACCCCCACCACCACCACCACCCCCCCATTGAGTACCACCACTACCACCACCACCAACTATAATTGCATATGCTATACAAGAAGCAGCACTTGTATAGTTGATTGTGTACGTACCAACCGTCTTAAAAACATAATAAGTATATAACACACTGTTGGATAGGACTGTACTTGTGACATCACCTGCTTGCATTGTAGAAACTGTACCTATAGTAACTCCAGCACTAGTAGTAGTAACACTGTTCGAAACCGCACTCGTACTACCTCCTAAAACTGTAGCAGTTACAGTAACGGTGGTTGTTACCGAGTTGTTCGAGGTCAATGTGAGGGTGACTGGACTCGCTGATCCACTTACGCTCTGTATTGTTCCGGTCGATAGCGCGTACGAGTATTTCACATTGTTTCCGAGCCCTCCTAACCAAGATACCACGATTTGTCCAGCCACTGATGATGTCGCATTGAGACTGGTGATAGCAGTCGGAGAAAGATTGGACTGAGCTATATTGATTGCCTGCACATTGTTCGGACTAGATTTACTTGTGAAAACGTAGGGCATATCTATATAGTTGCAGGATAAATATATAGATAAAGTTGTTAGTAAGGTTTCTGCTAAAAAGTGATGAAAATAAATATTCTTTGGATAAATTATTATTTATTATGTAACATTGAATGTAACTTTTATAATTTCTAATGATGTTAAATTAGACCAATTTTCAAAAAGATAAATTGTATTGCCATAGGTACCACAAGGTGTAAATGCATAAATATAATCCTGCATATTTAATCCCGTTTTCGTTATGGTTGTATTAATGGTAACATTTGATTCTGTTTTGGTTGCTGTATTAAAATTTGCAAGATATATTCCTTGTCCTGATGTGTAACTATTCTGACTGCCTGTATTGTATGTTAGTATGTACGATGATGTAGTTCCTGAGTGACCACCACCTAAAAATGTAAAACCACGGGAATCACAACCGTCACTGTAAGAAGCAGTTCCTACAGTTGGTACATTATTGTTCCACGTAATTGTATTAAAATAATGTTTAAAACCAGATTCAAACATATACATACCTCCATCAGGGGATATAGCAATACCAACGTGAGATGCGTTTGCACCCAATGTTCCTCCCCACACGTACGCTGTACCATTCCAATAGGCATAATAATGAGAAATACCAACACCTGAAAATAATGCATATTGTCCACTAGGTGTTATCGATAAATTCCAATAACTAGAATTTTGAGTACTATTTAATTGTGTAAGAACTGGTGCTGCTCCTGTCCATATAAAATAATAAGGGTAAGAATTGATAAAAACTACTCCTTTTGTTCCGTCCGCTGATATTTGTACAGATGATGGTCCAGATTGAGATTGCACCAGGGTTAATGCAGCCCAGGTTGTACCTCCATCGGAAGAAGTTGAATACCAGAGTCCGAGAGACGATGCTACCATCATTTTTGTTTGTAATTGATTTACTGATACAGATCCTCCCAATCCATAAGTAGTCTTAAGTAAACCGGTAAACACAACAACAGGTGTATTTGTGGAAGTAATAGTTGTAAACGGTTGCATAGTTGGAGTCAATGTCGTAACACTGTTCGAAACCACAGTCGCACTACCTCCTATCACAGTTGCTGTCAATGTTACTGTAGTTGTGACCGAATTGGTCGATGTCAATGTTATCGTGACAGGACTCGCTGTACCACTTACACTCTGTATCGTTCCGGTCGATAGCGCATACGAGTATACAACATTGTTCCCGAGCCCTCCTGACCAAGATAACGTGATTTGGCCAGCCACAGTGGATGTCGCAGTGAGACCTGTGATTGCGCTAGGAATCATATTGCTTTGGGTGGCCCATAAGGTCTGTTGTCCCTTACTAGTGAAAATGATTGGCATATTAAGATATCTATATACATTCTTTAGAACGATAGGCTAAATAATAAATCGTATAAAAAAAATCGTGTCATTCTATATAAATGTCCACAGTTACAGGAAATACGTTTTTAATAAAAACTGCTTTGGGACAGTTTCAGATATATTCGGTAAGTCGTGCTAGTTTGGCACAACCTAATGTAACAATTAATAGTGTTTCGGCATCAGCTAGTCCATTTACATATCCTGTTACTGCTGCTGACGTAAATGGTACATCCGTAACGAACGGTATCAATTACAAAGTATATTCGTTTACATCCGTATCAACCACGACCAGTTATACAGTAAATTATAGTTGCACGAGTGCTACGACCATCTATGTATTGGCTGTTGGAGGCGGTGGAGGTGCTGGATCATATTGTGGCGGCGGAGGAGGTGCAGGTGGAGTAGTTATGATGCCGGTTTCGTTGCCATCCGGTTCTAGTACAATTGCTATTTCAGTAGGTGCAGGAGGAATAGGTCAAGGAACTAGTGGGTCGAATTATGCAACACCAGTACCACTTAACGGAACAAATAGTACTGTAACTTTTACTGCAAATACTAATGCCAATATTATCGCTTATGGTGGTGGATTTGGTCAGGGTTCAGGGAACACCACAGGTGCTGGAAATGGAGGAAGTGGTGGGGGAGCAGGTAACAATGGAGGATTGCTTTTCGGTAATTCTATCAATCAATACAATAACTATGGTAATCAGGGTTCTCTTCTTGGTGCCGCGAATAGTCAAGGTTGTGGAGGTGGAGGTGCTGGAAATGTGGGAACCCAAAATTTAGTGGCGGCATTAGGTGCAGCCTCCAATGGAGGTGCGGGAATCCAGTGTTTTTTACCCGGTATTTCCACATTTGCGCCTTCGGGAACATCTTACGGAACTTATTATTGGGGAGGTGGCGGCGGAGGAGGTGGAAATGGTGGTCAAGCCGGAAATGGTGGAATCGGCGGAGGTGGTGGTGGAACCAGTAGTGGCGCTACCACTACTTATGGTGGAACCGGCGGAGGATTGGCCCTAAATGCGGGTGGAAATGGTTCTTATGGTGATGTTGTAACTGTAGGTGCAGGTGGTACTAATACAGGTGGTGGTGGTGGTGGTAGTGTTCATAATATTGCGGGTGCAGGTGGATCAGGTATTGTCATTATTGCTTTCCCATCGGCTACGGCAGTAACAAGCAATCAATCCGCGGTCCTACCCACCTCCATTCTTAGTAGCAATTTATACAATGCTACTCTTAACAATGCATCTCTCAGTTCTGCCGCATACAATTCGATCAAAGGTGCTTTCGCTTGTCGTCTTCTCAATTACAATTATTTTGGACCCGTTATGACCCTGCGTCACAGTTTGGATACGACAGGTACCTATACCCAAAATTTTTATTCGGACATTTGCGGAAATTTGGGCACCGGATATTTAGGTACAGGACTATCCTTATCGAATTGGCTATCCTATTATGGTGCGAATGCGACGTATGCCTATGTTACAAAATGGTACAATCAAGGTATGGATGTGTCTTTCAATTGTGCTACCCAGTATACTACGACATTACAACCTATTTACGACATAGCAAATGGAGTAATGAATTACGGATATACAGGGGCTGGAGGAGGTGTTGCTGCACCACAGACCGGTTGTTATCTAAATTTGCCGAATTATGCATTACCTTATGGAGATTCTTCTTATACTGTTACTGTGCGTCATGGTGTATTAAATGCAGGTAATAACACCACACTTATATCTAGTACTCCTGGTCCGTCTGGTAATCCAACCACCAGTCAAAATATTAGTTTTATTGGAACGTGGGGTGATAATACTTACAGAACATTGTGGTGGGGTAACGATTTTACAACGTCTGCACAAGGAAGTACTAACAATGTGGTAACTGCAAAATATACTACAGGTGCCGGAAGCAATAGTCGCGTATTATATATAAATACATCAAATGTATACACAAATACACCTGTTGCAAGACAACAGCAACCGACCAATAATTATATTGGAACAGGTACGAATGGTGCATTTGGTGCGTGTAATGCTCAGTTTTATAACTGTTATATATCGCAATTAGCATTATCAGATGCTGATCGGGCATTGATCGAAGCTACCCCCTATCAATTTTCGCAATTAGCCTCAATAACCCTATCATTATTTTCATTAACTTCCACCACATTCGCATTTACGTGGTCCGCCGTATCCAATGCCACCACCTATATAGCCTATATCAACGGATCCGCCTATGGTACTATAACTAGTGGACAGACCATTACACCTGGTGTAAGTGGGCCTTGGACCGTCAATGTTTATGCGTACAGCGCCACCAACAATTTATTGGCAAGTGGGTATTCTGTTACCCCTAGTACTTGGTTCAAATTCGATACAGGTGATATAGTTAGTACTACTACACTTTTGAATTATGCTACCAATACCTACAATGGTACACTAAATTTAGTGTCCACCTATCCTTCCATAAATACTAGCGTCTATAAATTCGGCACAGGGTCAATTACAGTAAATGGTACATCAACCGGTTATGTTTCAATGACAGGAGTAAAATTTTCGGGACAAATGACGATTTCTTTCTGGTTACAATGTTCGTCGAGGTCAGATGGATCTGCACCTTTTTCACTGAAAAATGAATCAACATTTGTAAATAATGGCAGTGCTGGACAATATATGCGTCCTTGGTTTGTTGGAACAGCTGCAGCGGTTACCAGTATAAATATGAATACATCAACAACAGATCAATCCGTAGCAATCGCTAGTACCGTTAATATAACAGGGTGGACACATTTTGCATTTGTATTTAATAATACAAACATTCAGGTATATATTAATGGTGTTGCAGGTACATATAGTGCATTCCATACACCTTTATCCAATGGTACGTATACATTGAACATTGGGTATGAAAATATTTTTGGAAATACACCATTAACCGGTTATATAGATGATTTTAGAATTTATAACAACAATATGCTAAGTTCGACACAGATTACTGGTATATACAATTATAATCCAATTATCTCTAGTATGACCTTAACACAACTGACGACAACATCATTCCAAGTATCTTGGAATATTGCATTTTCAGCCACTTCTTATATATATTATTTGAATGGAACCGCAGCAACTCCTACTACAGACAATGGTGTAGCAAGTCAAACGGTTATTTTTACCGGATTAACTGCGGGTAGTAGATATAGCTTTTACTTTAAAGCCACGAATGCGGGTGGAAGCATTTGGTCAATCAATATCCCAACATCGACCTATTTTGGTGGAAGTTGCTCACTTTGGATGGATGGTGCGGATGCATCTGCTTATAATGCTACTGGAAGTAATGTGAATACTTGGACTGATAAATCTTCATCTGCTTATGCATTTACTGTTCAAAATACCAACTATGCAACATTAAGTAATACTTCAGGTACAAATACAACAAATATGATGAATTTTAGTACTAACAATGGATCTTATCATAATAACACATATATAGTACCAACCAATCCACAAACCACATTTGCAGTTGGATATACTCCTACTGCTGCTGCCGGTAGTAATTATGCGTATTTAATGAAATCACAAACAGACGCTCATTTTATGTTTGGAGGTCACAGTGACTATTTTGCTTCATTTTTAGGAAATGGTTCTTGGAATGGAGGAGTCAATTCATTTGCTAATAATTATTCGGTAACAAAATTGTGTTTAATGGGAACAACATTTACAGGTACTACAATGACACCCTATTTTAATGGAAATACCAATGGTACAACACAAACATTTACTACATCTGTAGATTCTGCAGGGTTTTCAATTGGTTATGCTACTGATAGTGGTATTAGTAGTCAACCTTGGGGTGGTTATATTGGTGAAATTGTTATAAATAATACGGTATTGTCAGTTCCACAACGTCAATATTTGGAAGGTTATTTGGCTTGGAAATGGGGTATTCAGACATCTTTAGCCTCGGGACATCCTTACGTCATATCACCACCTCTTGGAATGGTTGTATCAATGCCCTCTGTAACGATTAATAGTGTTTCGTACAATTCTAGTGTCATATCATCTAGTAATTTTTCAAGTAATGGAATTTTGAGTGGAACGAGTACTACTAATGGAGTTGGTTATAATTGTTATGCGTTATTGAATACAACATATGGTTATACATTTAGTGTAACACAGAATATTGCGTCTACAATTTATATACTAGCAGTGGGTGGTGGAGGTGGAGGTGGTTCATATGTTGGTGGAGGTGGAGGTGGTGGAGCTGCACTTTTTTCTTCAATCTCACTTACCGCTGGACAAACTCAAAATATAACGATTAATGTTGGGGCAGGTGGAGCTGCTACATCGTCTGGTGCAAGACAGGTTGGAAATACAGGTTCTTCAACAACTGTTAATTTTTCAGTTAATACAGGTAACAACATTACAGCAGTTGGTGGTGGTGGTGGTGGTAATGGTGGTAGTGGTGGTTCACATAATGGTGCTAATGGTGCTTGTGGGGGAGGGGGGGATTGGGATTCGGGTGCAACAGGGGGTACTGGTACGGTAGGTTATAATGGTTCAAGCAGTGTAGCTAGCACAAGTGGTGGTGGTGGTGGTGGTATGGGTAGTGCTGGTGCCACTAATAGTGTTGGTGGTGCGGGAATACAAATACCATCAACCCTTTATGGAGTTAAAGACTTTACACCAACCGGATACAATGCATTAAGTACTTATTATTGGTCCGGTGGAGGAGGTGGAGTCGCCTCTTCATCTATGACTAATGGAGGTAGTGGAGGTGGTGGTGCTGGGGGTGCTACAAGTAGCTTTGTAGGAACTTCAGGATCTGGTGGATTTTCTTCAGGATCAGTGGTTTCTGCTGGCATAGCAGGAAACGGTGCACCGAATACCGGAAGTGGTGGAGGTGGAGGATATACATCTGGCGGGGGTGGTGGTGGTTCTGGAATAGTAATAATAGCATTTAAGAATTAATCATCTGGACGTTTTGCAGAACCGCCAGGTGGCGCAAAACGGCGATTCTCCATAGATAGCCCTAACGGGCTATCGACGGAGAATGATGGTTAATTGCTTAGAAGTCGATCGATTTTTTCGCATTTATCAATGATTTCTTTGCTTATTTTCACCGGTTTCTTGGAAGATTCCGCAGATATTTTTGCACGTATATCGTGTTGTCCCTTTAGTTCGTAAGCATCGTCGTTTTCCGGATATTTACAAACTACATTGTTGAAATCGTGGGGAAAAGGGGGCCAGCCACAAAAATCATAAATTCGGTCGATCGTCTTTGCAGGATCAGTAACAAAATCATTGTATTGGACAAACAAAAATGTTCGATTATCATTGTTTCTCTTAGCAGACTGGATCCCCTGTATTGATCGCATTATGGGCTCGGATTTCGGTTCTAACAATTTGGCTATTTTGTCCTGCAATTCTTGCCCTTTAAATCCACTCTTTTCATACAATCTAGCAAACGATTCAACAATTTCGATAATAGGTCGTTCGAGAACAATCACTTTCATATTAGGATCAATGCATACCCTAGCAAGTTGTAAATTAGGTTCGTGTGTCCAAGACCGGCATTTGTCTACGACAATGGTTTCTGGTATGTTTTGATAGTAAAAATGGGGTATGTTTGCGATAAATTGTTGAACCAAATGCTCTTTGTTATTGGCTTGGAGTTGTTCTTTGCAATTAGTGACTGATTGACACATTTCCCACATAAGTTGACAAACCGCCGAATTTCCTTCGGAATGAATCGCCGGATTCTGACTTAATAGTGCGGACATAAGAGTGGATCCGGTTCTCGGGAGACCACTTAAACAAACAAATTGTTGAAAAGACATTGAATTAAATATAGAGCGATTTTATATTTAATTTGTTTTGGTTCTATATAATGTCCACGATTACAGGAAATACTTATTTGGTAAGGACAATTGGTGGACAGTATCATATGTCCATAGTAACACGTTCTAGTTTGATACCGCCAGTAATAATTAATTTGTACCCAACAGTAAATCTATTATACAATTTTAGCTCTTTAACTGGCACCAGCACAACAACCAATGGATCCGCGATTGCTACTTGGACCGATGCGAGAACTGGACTTGTCGGCACTAATTATAGCGGTTGTGCTTATCATACTGATGTTACCATTAATTCCAGACCTACCACGGTTGGTTGTGTTAGCACCACCTTAGGAAATGCAACTACTGTTCAAAATTACTGGACGTGGTATTGTGTGTTGCGAACTGGCGGAACCGCATTAACAGGTGATAATAATATGATTTATAATGGCTCTGGTTACGCTTTAGAAATAGGTCTAAATGGTGGAAATTTAAGGACGTGTTATAGTGCCATTGCTTGGTCAGTAGGTGCAGCATCAGTTTCGGGTGGATCAGCTGGTACTTGGATAGCCGCCGTCAATACAAACTATATTTTGACGGTGATATGCAGTAGTACGAACAATACTACATCATCCACACAATCGTTTACATTCCGTATCAATGGTGTAGATTATACACCGGCATCAAATACAGATTCGAGATATTTTTATATCAATAATCCGATAGTAGGAAACATAAATAGTACTACCCAAACGTTTATGGGTGAGCAAACATTGTATAATACAAACCATTCGGTAGCTACCGCGCAAATGATGGAACAATATTTGTCTTATAAATGGAATATACCTATAGGATCAGTTCCAACAGTTGCGGCATCTTCACCTTATGCTAATTAGTGAAGTTTTCACATTCTCCGCCGATAGCCCCTTTGGGGCTATCTGTGGAGAATCTAGGTTTTGCACCGCCGCAGGCGGCTTTGCAAAACCTTCAGATCCGTATAATAAACCACATATATATTATATGGTTTATTTCGTCTATAAAAAAAGTAACAAACAATCCATTATTGCCTCCAATATAACCTTATTTGGAACACCAGGTATCAGTATTACTGGGGTAACCAATCTCCAATCCGGCGATGTTTATGGAAATGTTGTATCCAATGGCGTAACGTATACGGTATACGCTTTAAAAGCCACCAATACAGCATATACGATCCAGTATAATACCGCCGTCGCAAACCAAATATTTGTTTTAGCGGTAGCGGGTGGCGGTGCCGGTAGTAATTGGACTGGTGGTGGTGGCGGCGGCGGCGGTGTAATTATGACTCCGATTTCTATGCCTCTCGGATCCAGTACCATCAATGTTTCCGTAGGGGCTGGAGGTGCGGGTCCGACATCCAATAGTGTGATTGGTTCGAACGGATCGAATACTACCGTCACTATCAATGCTATTTCAACCACATTAACTGCACTCGGTGGGGGCAGAGGGGCAGGTGGAGGATCTACCGTGGCCGCATCGACCGGTGGTTCGGGGGGTGGAGGATCGATTTACAGCTCGGGGACAGGTATAGCTGCGGCAGGCACGAATACCGGATACAATTATGCGAATGCAGGGTCGAATGCAGCTGCCTCCCCCAATAGTGCTTCAGATGGTATTGCAGGTGGGGGTGGCGGGGCAGGGATAGCCAGTTTTGGTAGAAACGGTGGAACAGGTATAAGATGTTATTTACCGGGTATAAAAGATTTCGCGCCTTCTGGTACGGCTTATGGCACCTATTATTGGGGCGGAGGCGGAGGCGGATGTACTTCGGGTAGTGGCGGTATAGGCGGAAATGGAGGTATCGGTGGTGGCGGCGGTGGTAATTATTCCGGCGCGACTTATGCTGCAGGTCTCGGGGATACGAATGGTATTAGTCCTGGTACTGCGGGAGCAATGAACAATGGCTCGGCCGGTAACGGGGGGGCAAATACGGGGGGCGGAGGTGGAGGAGGGTGGTCTCCGGCGACGGGCACCGGCGGTGCTGGAGGCTCGGGAATTGTCGTAATAGCTTTTCCGCAATCAACAGTAGCGGTCAATACAACTTCACTATTCACGAATCCGAGCCTTTCTACTGCGGCCACCAACAGCATTGCGTGTGTTTATGCGTGTAAGCTGATAAATTACAATTATTATGGACCAATTATCACACTACGACACAGCGCGGACAGTACTGGTGCGAATTGTGCGAACTTTGTTTCGGACACCGCTGGTAATTTATATACAGGAACCGGAATATCACTGCTAACTTGGTTAACGACGGCTGGTGCTAACACAACGTACGCTTATGTCTGCCAATGGTACGATCAAGGAATGGTTCCGACATTTAACAGTGCGTATCAAAATACGCTTGCTTCGCAACCCATCTACGATGTAGCGAATAAAGTAATAAATTTTGGATATACGGGGGGTGGAGGGGGAGTAGCCGCTCCACAGACCAACTGTTATTTGAGTATGGCGAACGGGGCCATACCTTACGGAGATTCGTCTTATACAGTTATTTTTAAACATTGGAATATCCCAACTACGGGTAATTACGGATTTTTGAATGGTGGTCTTAACAATTCTACGTCGAATTGTTTATGCATTCGTACCAATGGTAATGCATATTTTGAATATTGGGGTAGTAAGAATTTTTCGATTACCTCTACTATTATTCCTAACAATGTGATTACCTCCACATATGTATCTGGCAGCAGTAGACAGCCATTTTATGTAAATTCTACATTAAAAGCTACAGGAACCATGGCTTCATCCCGTACGCAGATTAACACATCGAATTTTATTGGTGTTACGAATACATCGTCGACGAATCCGGGAGGGGAGTATATCAATGGACAAATTTATTATATGTATATTTTTAACAGTTCTCTTTCGGATTCCGACCGTTTACTTATGGAAGCATCCTAATAGTGGGCATATTTATCGCAGGAAAATGGGCGATTTGTGGAGCCACTATGTGTTAGGCGAGCTAGGCTCACAACTTGCGCCCTTCGGGCGCTCAGCGTAACAAATCACAGATTTTCCGGAGATAGCTATCGTAGATAGCTATCACAGGAAAATGACATCTATTAGTATAGATAGATGCCATCTTCATTTATATTTAGAACGAATCAGGGGAAATTGCAGTATTCGAATACGTATTTTCTTCTCGGCCCTCCTGCTCCAGTAACGATAAATAGTGTGACTTCATCGGCTAGTCCATTTACCTATCCTGTTACTGCTGCTGACGTAAAAGGTACTTCGACCACGAATGGTATCAATTACAATGTGTATTCGTTTACAACTGTATCGACCACGACCAGTTATACAGTGAATTATAGTTGCTTAAATGCTACCACGATTTATGTGTTAGCTGTGGGAGGTGGAGGTGGAGGTGGAAGTCAATGTGGTGGTGGTGGTGGTGCAGGTGGTGTGGTTATGATGCCTGTCAATATTCCGGCGGGATCTAGTACAATCGTCGTAAATGTCGGTGCTGGGGGGAATGGAGCAGGAGCAAATGCGAATAACGCAGTTGCTGGAACCTCCACAACGGTAACATTTAACGCAAATATATCTGCGAATATTATTGCATTTGGTGGAGGTCAGGGAGGAAATACAGGATTTAACGGTGCTAGTGGGGGCGGAGGTGGGACAGGAACACCAGGTCAAAGCAATAATAATAACTATAATTATGGAAATATAGGCGGTGTTGTTACTGGTACTGCCTCCACCAATATATATTCTGGAGGTGGAGGTGGTGCTGGAACTGCTGGTGGATACGGAAATGGCAGTGTTAGTGGAAATGGTGGGAATGGTATTCAATGTTTTTTGCCAGGAATCAACAATTTTGCACCTTCAGGTACTATATATAGCAATTATTATTGGGGAGGAGGAGGTGGTGGTGGCGATTATACGATTATAGGAGGTAATGGTGGATTAGGTGGAGGAGGAGGTGGGGGTATCAATGGTACTGTCGCTGCAGGAACAGGAACAGGTGGTGGTATTAATACTGGTGGTAATGGAAGTAATAATGGTGGCGCTGGTGGTATTGGAGGCGCAAATACTGGTAGTGGTGGGGGTGGTGCATATATTGCTGTTGGAGGAAATGGTGGTTCCGGAATTGTTATTATCGCTTTCCCATCTGCTACTGCAGTCACTAGCAACCAGTCAGCAGTCCTACCTGCTTCGATTGTTAGTAGTGGTCTCTATTCGGCTACTCTCAATAATATTAATCTCAGTTCTTTGGCGTATAATACTATAAAAGGTGCTTTTGCCTGCCGTTTATTGAACTACAATTATTTTGGACCCATTATGACATTACGTTGTAGTACGGATCTTTGTGGTAATAATACCCAGAATTTTTATTCGGACATTTGTGGTAATATGGGAACTGGTTATATGGGTACAGGTCAATCCGTATCAACTTGGTTATCTGGTCAAGCTGCGAATACTACGTACGCCTTTGTGACAAAATGGTATGGTCAAGGTATGGATGTATCATTTAATTCGGCATATCAGTATACGACAAATTATCAGCCATTATATGACGTTTCAAATGGATTTTTAAATTTTGGATATAACTTCCAAACTGGAACTGCATCGTCATTAACGAATTGGACCAATTCTAATTGCGCTATTTCTAATACAGTTTTTTATACTGGTAGTAATCCAACTTATCAGCTTCCTACAGGATACGGAAACTATTGTTATATTAACACAAATGTATCTATTTTAGGTTCAACCATTACCTTCAATGTGAATACGGGTTCGCTATGTGATGTACTTTTCGGCTGTAATAGTTCGGGTCTAGGTCAATACTTTCGAATTGGCGGATCTGGTTGGGACTGGGGTTTTTCTAATTCCACTACTTGGAGTAATATATCTAGTCCTGCTGTTAGCCCTACTGGTATTCGACCTATTGCTATTAATACTTGGTGCACAGTTGTGATTACCATCACCACTACAGGTCTTGCTACATTTACTGTAAACGGAGTAACAAATGCAGCATCATATACTATAACAAACAATGGTACCTATTTTGGATTACAAGCAGACGGTGCAACAGGTTCGAGTTATTTTTATAACATAATGATTACACCCACTCAAAGTAATTGTTTTTTCAACTTGCCCAATGCATCATACCCAATTGGTGATAGTTCGCTTTCTTATATTACCAGATTAAACAATCTTCCTTCTTCTGGTGCAAATATGATTGTTAGTATTGGTGGTGCATCTAGTGGATCAAATAATAATGCAATGTATTTATATGCGAATGGAACGACGCAGGTTAATACCTACTTTGGTGCAACGAATGTAACAATAACTAGTACTTGGGTACCTAATACAGCTATCGCAATGACATATAATAATGCTGGAGGGACAGCATCCCGTGTTGTAACATTGTATGAAAATATTAATGGTACTGAATCTCTTACTAGTTCAGGAAATCCACCGAATGTTATTACTTCTATATCTACTTATAATACATTGGGTGCAGGTAATAATGCAGTACAGCCGTATCAAACACTTAATGGTCAGATGTATAATTTTTATTCCTTTCAGAGCGCATTGTCTAGTGCTGATCGATTGTTGGTCGAAGCTACCCCTTACCAATACTCTGTTTTACCCGCGATCACCGGACTTTCCGCAACACAGGTCACGTCCACCACGTTTGTTCTCGGCTGGTCAACCGTTTCCAATGCTCAAACGTATGCACTCTGGATCAACGGATCCTATTTTGCAACCTATAGTGCACCTGCACTGACAACTGGTACAGTAACACCTACATCAAGTGGGCCTTGGATTCTGAACTTGTATGCTTATAATTCGGCCAATGTACTTTTGGCAACCGGATCTACAGGAGCGGCTGTTATGGCAGGCGCGATTTTAACCGCAAATTCTGGTGCGACACAAACCACCAATGGTACGAATACGGTATTTACGTTTACCTCTTCGGGAACATTTACGGCGGCAACCACAGGTTATGCGAGTGTGCTAATTGTGGGTGGTGGTGGTGGAGGTGGTAATAATTATGGTGGTGGTGGTGGTGCGGGTGGATTAGTATATTTTGATACCAATTACAAACCGATGTTATTGACGGCAGGTACATCATATACGGTAACAGTTGGTACAGGTGGGGGTGGTGGTGCGGGTACTGGTGGTAGGGGTGCAAATGGACTCGATTCTACTTTTAATGGATATATCGCCAAAGGTGGAGGTGGTGGTTCATATAACAATGGTGGTAATGCTGCCGTTACTGGTGTTGACGGTGGTTGTGGAGGAGGTTCAAATAATATAGCAACACCTGGTGGTTCTACTCAACCCACTTACGCAAATGCATTTTATGTAGGAGGTTTTTCGGGTGGTGTAGGTTCGTCAGTGAACATGGTTACTGGGGGTGGTGGAGGTGCAGGTGGTCTTGGTGGGGCACCTACATCCTCCGCAACAGTGAGTGGTGTCGGTGGGCCAGGTTACTCCTGTAATATTATCGGTACACCTACTTATTATGGTGGAGGTGGTGGTGGTGGTGCGTATCAATATACAGGTGGAAGTGGTGGTGTAGGTGGTGGAGGAAATGGTGGGTCTTCAACAGCTGGTTCAAATGGAACTGCAAATACTGGAGGTGGTGGAGGTGGTTCTAATAATGCTGGTACAGGCTATACCGGAGGTAGTGGTGTCGTCATCATTTCTTGTCAAGGATTAACTACAATCGCCGGACTCGCCACTTCGTCGGTCACTGCCACCAACTTTGTCTTATCTTGGACAAACGTCGCGAATATTAGTTACATACTATTTATCAATGGTACCAAATACGGAACCGTTACGACAGGGTCAACTATCACACCAACTACAACTGGACCTTGGACTCTGGGTCTGTACGGATATAATGCTAGTAATGTACTTTCTTATTATGGAACAACGAATTCTCTCCTAATAGCAAGTATTACTAACAATGGATTTCCAGCTACTCTTTTCCCCTTTTGGAGTAATACAACTAATTATGCTACCAATGCAAATGACGGTTCTACGTTTGGTACTGCTTGTGTTTATACGTCAGCAACTGGTTATAAAGCGGGTGTTGGTAGTCTTTCACAACCAACTGTTACTGGAGGTTTCTTAACCAATCCGATTACATATACTTCCGGAGCTGCTATTTCGTTTGGAGGTTGGTTTAATATAACTAGTTCCGGTATTTTTTGTCATATTTCGATGAATGGAGGCTCGAACCGTTACTTTTTAAATAATACTACCGGTATAAATTTGGGTTGGAATGGGGTAGGTGTTGGGGGAGCTCAGGGTGCTAGTTCTTCGGCATTTACAAGTTACACAAACGGAACGTGGATCCATATCATCGTGGTGATTCCATCGAGTGGAAATACAGTAGCCTATGTAAATGGTAGTTTAGTAGCAACACCATTGACTTCCACTACCATATCACCGGGAGCAACATTTACCAATGTTAATACTGTATTATTTGGTTTGAATGGGCCCTCAGCTGGTGTGTCTGGTTACATCAATAATTTTTATATATTCAATCGCACATTGTCCGCAACAGAGGTGACAGCATTGTATAATCAATAATAATGTGTTTGTAATTATTTTTACGTAACATTATACACTACGTAAAAATCGACGGTTAATGGTGACGACGGGTATTGCGAGTTTTTCGGCAATACTTACGTTTTGTTCCCTTGGTCATTTTGCAACTGCGTTTAGCGCTGCGGCACACTTTACGAGTACGTCCCTTGCAAGGTTTCTTCAATCGGTATCCCATTATATATATAAACAATATAAAAATATTTCTCTCTACTATAAGGATGGATTACAACAATTCGTTTATATTTATCAAACCTACGCGCTTTCCCGAAGAATCTTTTTATTATTTTATCAAAAATAGTTCGATCCGTCTATTAAGTGACTCATCCGCCTTTGGATTTGTATATCGCTGCCAATTCAAAAAACCCGCCAAAAAATCTCCTTACTTTTACCTAAATTCCAAAGGAGATACTCAGGACGTCACAACCATTGTTTTAAAATGTCTTTTAGTCAATGATCGTATCACCAACAACTGTGATGGCGATGATAACGATCACTATTGGGATTATAAACGAACGAAACCGACCGTAAAAGTATCCAAGCGCCATTTTGATATGAAAGACCGATTTTTCGAAGAAGTACGTAAACAAACCCTTATTTCTAAAAAGGGGCTGAATGCAATGAACCGCAACTGCCCCGTCGCCCTTTTTTCTAAATTGTACGGAGATCGATCTAGCAAAGGGAAAATCTTACAAAAGTTGCTGTTACGACGCTGTCATTCGAAAGAAGATCGAAACCCCTTACAACAAATGTTGGACGAATTGTCGTTCCGACAAAACATTCCGCATCAAGCCAATAACCAAGATCCCACATTAAAGTATTATTTCGGCATTTTGGCGATGGAAAATATCGATTCTACCTACGAATTGTTCAACGACATTGTGAAACCGATTATCATAGACGATATCATTGCGAAAAACCCCGAACTTTATAAATACGACAGTATGGTATTGTCCCCCTATTCACAACGATTACGGTGGGCATATAATACTGCCCGTTACGAGTTACTAAGAATGGCAATAGATACGGGATACAGCCACGGGGATTATCATACAGATAATATGCTAATAAACGAAAAAACGAGAAAAACAATGATCATCGATTTTGGTAGATGTAAAAAAATAGCGAATCATAAGGATATGCTGGATTTATGGAAAACCCCGGATTTTGCTGTCTTGCTTAAAATGCTTTTTCATAGCACATTTACCGACGAAAAAAAAGACGATGAATTTATGTGGATTAAAGGCGTCGACGAAGAAGATACCAAAATTTTATTATTTTTACACAAAATGCACAATGCTTCCTTAGAAAAGCAGCGTATAGATGATCTTTATAATTTGATGAATGATACGAATACGTATAATGGTATTTGCACAACAGACAATATATCAGGGGGGTTTCATTTGTTCCACCACATTTCGGAATCATTTTATGATATTACCCGTACATTTCTCGCATTTCGCCATAGGTCATAGGTCGACCGGTTTTTTGTTGAAATTCATCGGCACCTTCTTTGACAATATTCAGAAACGTATTAGCATTTGTAGTCGGATCTTTCAAAGCTTTGACTACCTTTTGTTCTCCTTCCTTCTCTAACTTTTCTTTTAGAGCCTTTTCCATAATAATAAATATAACTATTATTATTTATATTTATTTAATTCAATTTTCCGTCCAATTTTTTATTAAATTATTATTATATACATAGTCGTAAATGGTAGGTGTATTTAGAGACACACTAGGACAATGCCAAATAGCACCCTATTCTAAAATGATTCCTACTGCAATCACTGGTCTAAATGCTAATTCCACGGTGGCTGGTCAAATCACCCTAAGTTGGTCAGGAGGGCTCGGATCCAATGTCATATACTCTTATGTTTTATCTACAGGAACGATACAGAGTGTAAGTGGATCAGCAAGCCCAGTTACTATCACCTTGACATCGACCAATTCGGTAACTACCACAGTAACATTGACTGCAACAGTATTAGGAGGTAGCACGAGTGCTACGTCTTTGTCTGTAATAACTACTACACCGATAACCGCAACAGTTACTGGGTATACATCCTCTGTTGTCAATGGTTCTTATACTATTTTTACGTATAATATTCCCGGTTACACATTATCGAATGCAATTACACTTACTGGACCGACTTCTTTATATGTTTTAGCTGTCGGTGGAGGTGGATCCGGTGGATCAAGTTATTCTGCTGGTGGTGGAGGTGCTGGTGGTTTGGTTCAATCTGTTCTAAATTGTACAGGTAATAATGATGTTATTAGTATTTATGTTGGACAGGGAGGTGCAGCTGCAACGGGAGGAGGTAATAATGGACAAAGCACTACATTCACCATTACTGGTGCAGATAGTGCAAACAGTTTTACAGCTTACGGTGGTGGTGTAGGTGGAGGCGCTAGTGCAGCAGGAAGTGGTAATAATATTGTCGGATCTGGTGGTGGTGGTAATAGTAGTAATTCTTCATTTAATACTGGTGGTACTGGTACCACAGGTCAAGGTAATTCGGGAGGTACTGCAACTGCTAGTTCCAATAACTCTGGTGGAGGCGGTGGTGCCGGGGGATCTGGTGCTACTCCTGCAGGTGGCGCGGGTATTATAACAAATACATCAACATTAACTGCATTAAGTGGTAGTACTTATGCGTCTTACTATTGGGGTGGTGGTGGTGGTGGTGGATATGCTAATGTTACTGCTGGTTCTGGTGGTATTGGCGGTGGCGGCGGTGGTTCATCTTTTTCTGGAGCAAGCAGTGGTACATTTGGTACCGGAGGAATAACTACAGGTCAAAATGTTGCATTAGCAACTGTAGGAGGAGCAGGTTGCGCTAATACCGGTGGTGGTGGAGGTGGTAGCTCAAATAACCAGCAGGGTGGTTATGGTGGTAGCGGTGCAGTGTTAGTTTCGATTCCTACGGTTTATATAGTAGCTCCAACTGTTTGGTCGAATGCTAATATACCTCAACCTAAATTGTACTTTCCATTTAGTAAAGATATGTTAAATTATGCGAGTGGCACAGGTGTTCCTTTTTGGTATAATTATCAAGGAACTGGAGCTGTCAGCATAACTAGTGGTCTTACTTTAAATGGAAGTGCGGGATGTTTACAAAGTACTGCAGGAACATCTTGTTTAATGGCGACTACTGGTTACCCTAACAATAGTTTTATATTCCCAACAAATTCTAATGGATACACTTTCTCATTATGGGTTTATTCTACGGTTGCCAGTGGGTATCCTGGTCAACCCTTTTCCATTAATGTTTCAGGAAATACATCAAATTATGGAATTCAATTATATGGTTCTTCTGGACTAAATGGTGGAATAGCTTCTATGTTAGGAACTGGATCTAATATTGGGGGTAATTATGGTTTTACTATAAATACTTGGCATCATATTGTAATGACAATGACAACAAGTGGTGCCATTTCTTATTATTTTTACCCATCATCATCATCAGTAACCGGAACTTCTTTTACTGGAACCGGAACTTATTCTAGTTCACCTGGATATAGTGATTTCCGTATTTTTGGTTCAAATAATGCTAATGGTACCGGTTTAGGAGCAAATTTTACAGGATTTCCGTATTCTTACCTTAATACATCAAAAGGAAATACAACAGCAACATATTATATTAGTGATTTCTACTATTTTGATGCTATATTGACACTTGCTCAAATACAATGGTTACATAGTAATCAAGCTATTCATTAACTATTTTAAATTCTTGGATAAGCTTATCAGTTCCATAAATTTTGTCCTATTTTTCTTTCGGTTGATGTAACCTCTATTTTTTATTAAGGGAGGGGGTTTCAGGGGGAACCGTAGGTTCCCCTGACCCTGAATAGTTAGGTAATTTATCCACATCCATTACCACCATATTTTTGACAATTTTTTTCATCAAAAATTGTTTAAAAAACGGGAATTTCAGTTGTTCCTGAGGAGTATGTTTATGACAGGTTCTCGCAATCATTTTATATAATTTAAAATTGGGATACCGTTCTTCTCCATTACGTTTGTAGAGAACATTTTTGTCTTCGTCGCTCGTGATCCACCGATATATGGTTTTCTGTAGTTCGTTAAACGTCGCCACCGTTTCCGGTTCATCATCCTCAATGATAAAATCGTAAATAGAACAGCCTAATCGGGTCAAATCAAAACTATAATTCGGGTCTAGCCGCGGTTTTTTCTCATTCAAATAGGGCTCGGTATTATACTGGGTGGCGGCATCTCCACCTACTGCGAAACTATCACTGCAAAACAGGTGCCCATTGAATTTATAAATACTACGGCCGAAATCGATGATTTTAAATATTTTACCGTAAGTGGGAACTTTATAGACTTGTTTGTTGTACCTGTAATATAAGAATTTAATATCTGTATTGGAGAACATTATGTTGTTGGTATGGAGATCATTGTGGGTCAAATGGAAGGTTTTTTGGTAAATAATCAGGGTCATAATGACCTGGAAGAGCGCACTGGCAGCAGCATCTTCTTTCATCAAATTGTTCATAAAGAGTTCGTCCATAGTGCCGTCACCACGTTCCAAACATATGAGCTGGACCGGGAAATCCTTGATATACGCAAATTGTTCCGAGCCCTCTTCAGAAACAGAGGATTCGGTTTCCCAATCGTTCTCGTCATCGTCGTCCCCACATTCTGTCGAACCTCCCGTACCACTGTCACAATCCTCCTCTATTTCGCTCGATGAGTCCGAAGAAGATTCGTGATTGTTTACGTTCTCTTTTTCATAAACAATGTTGTCAAGCCCACTTTCTATGATGGTGTTTTCATCTAAGATTTCCAAAGTTTCTGCGAAAGTATCAATATCAATTGCATCCGTAATCAGGTTCTCTTCTCCTATTGTTAATTTTATTTTGTTAGATCGAGAACCTCCATTTACATATTCACTCGTAGACATACTCATCGTAAAGGATTTGTTGACATTTTCTAAAAAATAGGGGGAAGATTGGAGAAATTCGATATCATCCGACACATTGACTTTGAATACTTTTTGCACACCTAAAAAGGTGCCATAGTAATCGAGACAATGCACTATTTTATGTTGATGTAACAATTTACTGGCTAAAAAACTAAAGAAATTATCTACATAGGATGCGTTGTTTGGATCACGTAACTTAGGAATATCAGTTTCGCTATAAGACAAATAAGGATGGGGGAGAACATTCAATCCAGTATTGTTTTTATATTTACCTGTCATAAAACGGTAGGGATCTAAAAGGGGTGAATATTTGATAAATATAGGCATAGTTAGTGTGCATAGGTTCTCGGGATCGTACAATTCTTTGTCATTTTGAAAATGAAATGTATGATTTAACACAATGTTGTCATAATTTTTCTCATTTGTCTTAAAAAAGGTGCTGTATATAGGATTGTAGTTTTGTATTTTGTCAATGGAAAAAGGGTTGTAGTTAAATTTTAGATCTTCTGGGGTAGGTTGGTAACAATCTTCTAAAGTTCTCCAATCAATTGTTTTAGCTTTCAGATAATTCACACAAAATTTAGGGGTATCCATTAATTGTATAGGGGTTTTATACATTTGTTTTTCATTGGTAAAACTCAGGGGAACCGATGGTTCCCTAAGTTGAGCTTCGCTCAACAAGGTTGAGAACCCGTAGGGTTCTCTGACCCCTGAAACCCCCTCCTTTATAACGGAAGTTTTTGGAATCTATTTCTTTAAAGGGAAAGGTTCGGAAAACCGTAGGTTTTCTGATAATATTATAAAATACTAAAATATATACCTGGTTACTATGACATTGGAGTTGAAGAAATTTAATATGCGTGATATCACCTTTAAACCGGATGAAAATAAAGGTCCTGTAATCGTTATGATAGGTCGTCGTGATACTGGTAAATCCTACTTGGTAAGAGATTTACTGTTTTACCATCAAGATATTCCTATTGGCACGGTTATTTCAGGAACTGAAGCTGGTAATGGTTTTTATTCTTCTCACGTTCCCAAACTCTTTATTCATGAAGAATATAATTCTGTGTTAATCGAGAACATTTTACGTCGACAAAAAGCCGTACTAAAACAAGTAAATCATGAGATGGCAACTTACCGTAAGACCACTATTGATCCCCGAACATTTGTTATTTTAGACGATTGTTTGTACGATCAAACGTGGACACGGGACAAGCTTATGCGACTTTTGTTCATGAATGGACGTCACTGGAAGATTTTTTGCGTAATTTGCATGCAATATCCGCTCGGTATACCGCCTAATCTTCGAACAAATATTGATTACGTTTTTATATTGAGAGAACCCTATTTGACCAACCGAAAAAGAATCTGGGAAAATTATGCGTCAATGTTTCCTACTTTGGAAAGTTTCTGTGCAGTTATGGACCAAACCACGGAAAATTACGAGTGTTTGGTAATTTCGAACAATGCAAAGTCAAATAAGTTAAATGACCAAGTATTCTGGTATAAAGCACAAGACCATCCTGACTTCAAATTAGGTGCAAAAGAATTCTGGGAAATTAGCAAATCGATGGGTGATGATGATGATGGCGAAGCTTATGACCCAAGTAAAGGTAAGAAGAAACAAGGTCAGACAATCAATGTTAAGAAGACTAAATGGTAGCCTGATTTTATATAATAATGCGCAAAAATTATATAAAAATTTTTGTTTTCGTGGTGAATGGTAGGTTGTTATTTTTAAATACTTCGAACAACATTGTTAGAATGATAGTTGAAAAAGCATCATTATAATGGTTGTTGGAAGTATTAACAATAATATCACAAAATAGTTTCATCTAGACTTATTCTCAGTGCACTAGACTACTTATCTATATAAATGATTATTATTTTATATAGATTTTTTGAATACTAATCTTCTTTATCCTTATTCGATATTTCTATAGAAATATTTTCATCCGTATCAATATTCTTACTGGAATTTAAAACAGTTTCGTTATGTATTTTGGCTGCATCAGCGTCCGCTACTTCACGTTCTTCAAAGTTCACCTTTTCTTTCACACCAATCAAATTACCCTCTTCATCAATCGTCTGGGTAAGAACATTACCACTCTTTCTAGCTAACTTGATGTTCTCTTCAATGGCTTTACGCTTGGTCTCGAGAACCCGTTTGTCAAATTCTTGTTTAGCAAAAGTTTCATTCTTAATCTTCTCCTGATGCAATTGATTCAATTCCTCCTCTAAGAACTGCACATTGCCGGTCTTATACGCCTCAGGATCCCAAGGAATCCAAATACCCACAGGACCCACAAAAATGTCGTGATTGGGATCTTGTTTACGGAGAGACACACATTTATTTTGCGCTTCCTCCTGATTCGAAAACACACCGCGGACTTTGAGACCACGGACCGAGGTTTGGAAAGCGTGTTCCCTGTTAAATTGTTCGTTGATCTTGTCCTCATTTTTATCAATAAAATTCTTGTAATCGTCTTCTATCGATGACGCTCTTAATTTGTCTTCTTCCTCTTTAGAGAACTCTTTAAAATCAGCCATAATATTGTCACTATTTAACCCGTATTTGAAGGAAATAAAATGCAAAAAATCCATCGATTTCTCCATAGATTTAGAAAAATCCCATTGTTTGATAAATTGATTAAAAAGGTAGGTTTCACGTTTCTTTAGGATCTTTTCAGGGCTTACGAAAGACATACAACAAAATTTTTGACCGGCTATGGGTGGATCCTCATCACATAGATCAATATATTTAGGGTTTTTTTTCCCATCAGGCATCGTTTTCTTCTCAAAGGTACCGGGTTTTGCCATATCAATCTCTTTAGTATAATTCTAGGCAATAATTTATTTAAGTGATTTCTTTATCATAATATATTCCAGTATATTATATAATAAAAATAGAAATGGGTGCCACGTTTGATTTTAATGAGCTTGTTAAGCGCGCAATTAAATATATTATCGAAGGTCTTGCTGTTGCCCTTGTTGCACTCTTGATCCCTCGTAAACAGTTGAATGTGGAGGAGATTATTATTATTGCCCTTACCGCTGCAGCTGTGTTCTCCATCTTGGACGTTTTCATCCCTAGTGCTGGTGTGACTAGTCGTCAAGGTTTAGGCGCTGTGGTTGGTGCCAATTTGGTAGGCGGTCTTCGTCTAGCCGCATAAGTATTTTACAGTATTTTACGTTAAATAGTTACAAATATTATATGATTTGATTATATAATATTTTGGATGGAGGGTGAAGTTCCTACTACTGTGAGCTCAGAGCAATGGCGCGCCATAAATGAACAAATGGTGGATCTTAGAGCCAAATACGATCAATGTAAAGCCCAACTGGAAAAATACACGAACAATGATCGTCACAAACGGTATTACGAGCAAAACAAAGATCGTGTAAAAGCCAATGCCAAACAATATTTGAATAAATTGAAAGAGGAGAACCCTGAGAAACTAAAAGAATATCGACATAAGGCGTATATTAAACGGAAGACCCTTAAAGCGGAGAGCGAATAATCTATTTCGATAAATTTTGTGCAATAGTTGTCAGGGTTTGTAGAAAATTATGAATATCAAAAATACTGTTCGGTATTTTTTTCATATATTCGTGAGCCAATTTGATGCAAACCGGATCTTCCAACAATTTATTTATATCATCAATATTATCATAATAAAGCGGATAATTTTTACCCAGAATTCCTACTACCGCAGGATGTTTGTTGACAAATACTGGAGTATTTCTTACAGTACATTCGATCAATGTATTAATGGCGGATCCATCGACCAAATTCAAAAACACCAAATTGTTGGTTAATAAATCATCGTATGTTTTATTATCTACCGCACTCATAACGTCCATACGTTTATCTATACCGATTAAATACTCTACCATATGTTTTAACCAATTGTTTTGCAAATTCGTCTGAGAACAAAATTTGGGTTCTCCCTTATCATTCTCCGTCGATAGCCCGTTAGGGCTATCTATGGAGAATCGCCGTTTTGCGCCACCTGGCGGTTCTGCAAAACGTCCATTTATTTCTAACGATGAGAGAACCTTTTTTATCTTTTCTTCAAAATCTTCAGGGGGATAATAGTTCTCCATATATCTTCCTTTTAATGCCACTTTTCGTATTCTATGTTCGACAGGTTGCCGATCCCTTTTTAAAATATCTCGGAGATTCAATAAACATCGTTTCTTAGGTGGATCTATCATTTCTGAATTTTTAACCATAAATCTAGGAAATAAATCTAATTGATAAAACGAGAAAATATTACGTAACCAACCACCAATATGCAGCAGTTTCTTATCTTGATTTTTCAAAAACAACTCCATATCGAATTTCGGCACCTGAATTTCGGTCGGGTGTGACAATACAAAGATCGGTATTGGATCTATTTTACGACTTGCAAATTCGTCTTCAAATTGATGTTTTAAATAATGGGACAGTACGATGATCCCACTGCACATAGGTAAGCTCTCTAAGAATTCGGGGCAATCAAATAAAACACTATTGTTATACTCACTAAATGTCTGATCAAACGTGTGATGTACAAATCCTATCCAAGGTTTGCGGTAAGGTATGATTCCAATTTGCTTATATATTTCGCGTTTCCAATGAAAAGTTCGATCTACGTAAAGATCCAACAAGATCGGGGCATTCGAATTGTTAAAAGGGATTAGGTTCTCAAAAACGTGTTTCCAACCTGAACGATGGACTCCTGATTGATCATTTTGATCAATATATCCAATATTAAAAGGTCCTTCGGGGTTCTCGGGGAGAACCGGTGCCCTTTTATCACTATTTTTATAATGTTGGAGAACCCATTTCCATTCACTCTTATAATTGTAGGTGATTGATGAGAACATTTTATCTAAGAGACCGTGGTTGTATTGGGAATCAATATGACCTGTTAAAAAATAACTGGTCACGCAAACAATGACATTCTTAAGCATTGGATCGACCATATCACGGAAATCTTGCACATTATGTTCCTTGGAAAATTCTTGCAATCTATTATAAATAAAATCGATCAATTCTGACTCATTTTCACCTATTTTTCTATTATAAATAGGGTTCTCCGAGAACCTAACAATGTCGGTTTTTATAGGAGTGGATAACGGTGATTTAAACCATCGAAGATTTGAAACGGGACACAAAGTGTCCAAAATTTCAAATTTCGAGGTAGATCTCTCCGAAGATGTAACGGGACTTGTCCCGTTACAGATCTTCAAAGGGATAAAATAGGTATCGTACAAATCCTCTTCTTGATCATTAGGTGGTGGTGGTGGTGGTGGAATGATATCCAACATTAGCGGTGTAGTTACCTTGACCGGAGAAAATATCCTTGATTCTAACATCCGTTTTTCGGCTTCATAATAACATTTAAAGTTCTCGAATTGATTCTTTAATAATATTTTACCACGGGTATGATGTCTTACACAATCTAAAAAAGTCATCATCATTTTTTTCGAATTGAACGACAATGGCAAATCTTTCTCGTTCTTGTCAAACACATACTCGTGTTTCCAACCGATATCTAACAGTATATTTTTGATTTTTTTCGTAGTATAGATAGGAATCATAGGTACCGCTGCATTGATGCTGAAGAGAGTACCGTGGAAACGCATTGGTAATGACATATAGAAAAGGGGATAAAGGGAGAGTATTTCACCGAGAGACAAAGCGTAATCTATATTAATGATGTTGGAATGATTTTTCATATGACGGAGAACATCGTTATGAATTAATATGTCGTTTTCACAGTTGGTATCATCGGTCTTATCTTCTGCGGTTGGTTTGGTATTGAAGGGGAGGAGAACTAAATAATAACCCTTTTTTGTAAGTTCTTCTAAGAACCGGGCAAGTTCTCGCACAATTGAATCATAACCTTGTTGATAATCGGGATGGAAAATATGCCGACATAAATTTACATTGATAATTTTCTTGGTTTTATGAAGGCTATAGAGCCCACTGTAGAGCTTTTTATACATATCATTGTTCGAAGGGCTCGGACTAGGATTCGGCTTAGTAAGACTGGTGAAGTAGGAAGACGGATTTTTCATACTGAAAGCATCGGGTAAGAAGCAAGAGGCATCTGGAAGGTACGAGACGCGGTTTTCGTCAAAAAACTGGGAAAATAAGGGGATATCTTGCCGGGTTCTCAAATAAATGTGGTCGAATATGTCGAGCTTTTTGAGGTTCTCTGACTGTAGGAAAATAGAATTGTAGGGGATCCCTACTGAAAAAGCAATGATTTTCGGTCTATTTGGTATATTAAAAAACTTTTGATTAATCTTATCTAAAAAATAGTTATTGAGAACATCACCGCCACCGAGCAGGATCATAGTGTTCTCGAGAACATTGTAATCAGCGAGCTTATCACAATCTACAAATTCAATGGTTTTGGGTTTGTAGGTAGGAAGATGGGTGATGATATGATGGATAGACCATTTGTATTGTTCGTCGCCTAAATTGCAATGATTGTAGTAACCGACAACGAGAACATTCGTCATATTATTATATACGTACTATAAAATAATACCTTAAAAAATACTCTAATAAAGGAGGGATCTTAAGGGAACCTTGGTTCCCTTAATTAGATACTAGGGATATATAACCACCCCAATGTATTGCATACCTGCTGCCATATCTGGTCTTGAGCACGCTGTTTTTCCAAATCTTTCAGCAGTGGTATATACGGTAAATATTGGGTCTGATCCAAGAGAACGCACAATTGATACAGCGTGTAAGTATAATTGAAAAAATTCGTGCGATTGGCTGGGCAATGCATCGCCCACGGTTTCTGGATCTCAATAAAAAGTACACACAACGTTTCGTGGAGTTCTTCGTTCATAATGGGCGGTTTGATTCCAAAGAGCGAATTGATGTACTGAATATGTTCAAAATACTTGTTAAGACCGAGTTTTCGTAAGATATCACGCATTTTGTCGTAGGTGATTTGCGACATATCCTCAATCCGCTCCTTCTTGATACGGGCTCGGATCGCATTGATCACCTCCTCGGGAATCTGGGTCGTCTCTTTGGCCTGGAATTGCGACAAAATCTCTTTGAAATGGTTGAGTCGGATGTAGGCGGTATACGACACTTCATTCGGTGGCTCTTTGTTGGTCGGCTTGTTATTATCGATGATATAGGTAATGAATTTCCCGCAATCTTTGTTGTTACATATGAGAATACCCTCTTCGTCCTGGGGGATCATTTCCCCTCGCCGGCAGAACTCGCAAACATCGGAACACTGAATGAAATCTTGGATGTTGCCGATTTCGCCGTTGACATTCCGCCAATATTTTTGGTAGAGTTTTTTGGATTGGCTGTATTTCTCAGAGTTGGGGTTGACCGTATCACTACCGTCTTTTTCAGGGGTGGCTTTGATTTTAAAGAAGGAATTGATGACATTGCAGGATTGTTTAGGTTCTTGGTTGTCCGCATTGGAAATCTGCTGTTTCTGTTCAAAATAGTGGAAGATGAACTTGGAATTGTCGAGCAAATACCGTTTTTTTTCTTGCTTTAGAGAACCTATTTGTTGTTTTATAGACTGGACTTTGTCGCAAATATCCATATATTCGTCGATTTGATGTTCTCTTAAGGTGGCAATTTGCCCTTTTAGCCTTTGTTTTTCTAGGATGAGTGCGGGAATCGTGGTAGATTCGATGGTTTGGAAGTGTTGGAGCATTTCACCGTGTTTTATGTCGATGGTACTGTGCAGCTCTTTATGCTGATTTTGTTTGGACATTATTGTTTTGGTATTTGTTTCTATTAATGGGAGAACGTGTTTTTATATGTTTTTTGTGGGGTTAGAGTTATTTTGTTGATTTAATTTGTAAGGTTATTTTAAATAGGGTAATATGGCTCCAAAAAAAGCAAATCTAAAAAAAATGCCTCCTACTGCTGAGGAAATACTTAATTCAGAATATAAAAAATTAATAAAAAATGAAGACGAAATCAGTGCATATAGAGAATTCATCGCAAACGAATTTTCAACATCATTAAGTAATATTGATCAAAGTGATATCAATATAGATGATTTTTATACAATAAATTATAATAGCAATACTGCAACAATAGGTGTTACCGAAAAAGGCAGAAAGCATTTACTTGATGAGGTATATCACGATTTTCACGAAAGCATTACTATGTCAACTATAGAAACATTATTTACAAGAACTAATTTTATTAATAAAGAAACTTTTGACGACTGTAGTAATGAGGATGAAGTCTTAATAAATTCTAATTTATTAGGATCATCCTGTATTTCTTATGATGGTAAAAATAAATATATTTGGTTTCCTTTATCGAAATTAAAGAGCATTTTTTCTGATAAAGATAATTTTGAAACGTTTCTACCGATTACAACTTATGAGCATTTAGAAAAATTATGTATAATAAATGGGTTTGAAAATATTAACGATCCGTATTATTTTATTGTGGATGCGCTAAAGCGTAATTCGTGTGTATCTGGTATAAAAGACAGATTAAGAGATACGTCAGTTAGTTTTTACGATATTGAAACAAATACCAGTAATTTTAGTTATATGGATGCGGCAAATACTGAAGAATATGTAACTTTTAAGGATTTTGCGTTAGATCCTGAAAAATATATAGAACCATCACCATCACAACCACCACCACCACCCTCATCAGCAAAAAGTGCAACCGAAGAAGATAATATAATAGAGATGATAGCTTGTACAGTAATTATCCCAAATTTTTTGGAAATTAAATTTGAACCTACGTTTGAAGGTGGAGAAATTTATAACGGAACAAAAATCACATTGACTGATATCTATAATAATAATAATACAGTATTATTTACTTTTAGTATTTTTGTTGCCTCCGTCGCAGAAGTATTAGAAGTGATAAAAAAATATCTTGGAATTGAACCAGAAAAGGGGACAAGAAAAACTAGTCAACCTCTAATTGATGAAAAAATTAAAGCAATAAAAGAAATGAAAAAAAAAGGTCATTCTGATAGTAATACAAATACATTTAAAATAGTATTAGGTATACTTTTAGCCAAAACATTTGCTGACGAACTTCAGATTGTATTACCTGTGAGAAAAATAATTTATGCTACATTTGATAGACTTGCAGCAGTTGGAGTAGCTCGTACTAATACAGGTATTAATCATAGTGTTTTATATGAGAAGGGAATAGGTATTATTTGTCTTCGTAATATAAAAATATCATATTTATCTTGCTTTTTGACAAATATAGAAAAATATGAAATATGGTTTAAAGATAATTTTACAAGCGAAAGTGATATGAAAACAAATATTTTTAAATATATTACTTTTTTTTATGAATTAAAAAATGAAATTAAATATAGTGATTCTGATATTCAAGATAAACTTTTTGAATTACAAAAAAAACTAAGAAAACAACGTTTTATGACTAATGAACTATCAATAAAAATTGCTAAATTTAATAATTTTATTAAAAATCATTTATCAATAAACGATTTTGATTTAGCAGATATTAAAAGATACCTTTTTAGTAAATATAATATTAAAAATGAAATATTTGACAATGAGATGAAAGAATTAGTAAATTTAATAACTACAACTGAAAATGATATTAAAATAGAACGTGAACGTGATCGTGATCGTAGTGATCGTGATCGTGATCGTGATCGTGATCGTGATCGTGGTAGTGATCGTGATCGTGGTAGTGATCGTGATAGTGATCGTGATAGTGATCGTGGTAGAGTTACTTCTCTTGGTCAACGACAACCACAAGAACAACAACAACGATCACGATCACGATCACGTGAACGTGAACAAGAACAATTAAACGAAGAAAAATTACGATCACTACTTGAAGAAATGTCAGACAAATTAAAATTTTCAAAATTTATTGAAACACAACAACAAAATGAAATTTTATTAAAATATATAGAAGTATCATTTACAAATTTTTTAAAAGAATATAAAGAAAATTATTCTTTTATTGAAAATATAAATCCACTAAGTCAAGAAAGCAGTACAACTATTCCTATGGATACTGATAGAGAAACTTCAGTAATAAAAGATACTGCAGTTAGAAATTATAATACAATTATTAGGTATTCAGAATATTTACCAGGTTTAGAACAAAAATTATCTATTGATACATTTATAAAATATCTAATATTATTTACAAATAAATATGAAGTTGCAGAAATTTATGATTTAGACTATGATCCTACTGACGTTGCTACTATAATATCTTTATATCAAACTAATAATAGGACGCAAAATAGTATACAATATAAACCAGAAGAATATATTAGTAATATAGAAAAATATTTTGATAATGAACAAACAAAATTCAGTATTAAACCCATATCAGGTGGAAAAAGAAAAAATATAAAAAAAAAACTAACAAAAAGAAAACTTACAAAAAAAATATATAATAAACAAATAATATAAATATGCAAAAAATACAAGCCTACGTCATATCCATAATTACGATGCTAGCGGTTCTCTATATTCCCAATGCGACCACAATGCAATCTGTTAATTCAGCTTGGTATACCTGCATCCGACCAACCATTACCCCACCTAAATTCGTATTCCCGATCGTATGGACCCTTCTCTACATCGCCATTGGAATCGCTTTAGCACAGACTCTTCTAGCTAAATCATCGCACGATCAATCCCTATTGTTATTTTTTCATATTTGGAATTTGGTCTTAAATGTGGCGTGGTCCATCGTTTATTTCGGTAAACACGAGATAGTTCTCGCGCTATTCGTATTATTCAATATGATCATTACGACAATGTTTATTTTATATTATACGTACTTGGTGCTTCCCGTATGGGTCTTCTGGCTCTTACTACCTTATTTGGGATGGCTTTATTTCGCCTGTTTATTGAATTTTTTGTCGGTATTAAAGAAATGTTAACATTTATGGGCTACAAAACTTACTTTTTGGTTCGCAATTTTTTCTTTGTCTAATTCACCATTATGAAGCGTATAAGTGGTTGAAATCATATTATCATAAAGTGCAGCCATTTTTATATTATTTCTTTTTTTATTTTTGAAAGGAATAATACCAGAGTTGGATTTGGTCTCGCTCATCGGTAAGGGTTTGAGAAGCCCAATGGGAAGATTTTCGGTATTCATTGTTATTGTTATGGTTAATGTTCTCCTTTTACGGAAAATTATTCAATTTTATCAGCAAATAACTCGAATATTTTATCTAATTCTTTACTTTGAAAACCAATTGTCTTGGAATTTTTTACGATAATTGGGTCAATATTTTTAGAAATAAATCGATCGTTATCCAAATCAAACAGTTCAAAATGTATATCGTTATTTTCTGTTTTTTTAACTACTAATCGAATATTGCTTTCAAATTCGTATTTCAATTTATTTTCCGATTCCGTAAATTGTAATAATCTATGATATTTATACGTATAATCACCTATTCGAATTACCTGCAATGATTTATTCTTATCTGCCGCATTTTTACGACAACCTATGCCGATATATATTTGATTTTCTGAATCTAAAATCCTATCAAATTTTAAACAGTAATCTTTGCTTTTATCAAGGTAATTCTTAGATAGATTTTTCTTAGCATTTATGTATGGATCAATAGGATCCATCATTTTAGTGTAACTATTTGCAATATAATTTCCCATATTATCTGATAATATAGTTTATACTGTAATATTTTATGTCAATTTTGCAGTTATATAATTGCAGGGAACCTACGGTTCCCTGCAATAAAATAGTATAGTAAAACGTATTTATTATCTTTTGAAACTTTTAAGACCATTGGACAAGATGTATTAATTGCTTCTTGTAATTATAATGGAAATACTAATCCTAGGTTTTGTAAAGTTCATAAATTAGATGGAATGGTAGATGTAACTCACCAACGGTGCATATTTAAGGACGGTGATTTAGAATGCGATCATCGACGATTATATAATAACTTCAAAGGAGATAAGCCATTATTCTGTGCAATTCATAAAAGTATTGGGATGATTGATGTTAGTAATAAATTATGTGAATTCGGGAAATGTCTTCGAAGACCATCATATAATCTTCCTACGGAATCAAAACCATTATTTTGTTCGGATCATAAAACTTCTGAAATGGTAAATTTAATAGGTACCAAGTGCAAAAATACGTGGTGTGATAATAGATTTCAAACCAATAAAAACGAAGATTATTGTGTTCGTTGTTTTGTTCATATGTTTCCTAATAAACCGAATTCTCGGAATTATAAGACGAAAGAAAAGGCGGTTTGTGATTTTATACTCGAGACATTTCCAAATATGACATGGATTTCTGATAAACGCGTAATAGACGGTTGTTCTCGTCGTAGACCAGATTTACTTCTCGACTTGGGATATCAAGTAATTATTATTGAGGTTGATGAAAACCAGCACATTGATTATGATTGCAGTTGTGAAAATAAACGTTTAATGGAATTATCGAAGGATGTTGGACATCGTAATATAATTTTTATACGTTTTAATCCTGATGATTATAAAGATCGTAATGATACAAAAATAAAGTCTTGTTGGAGCGTTAATAAAACCAATGGATTAATGATTATTACTAAAAAAAATAGTCCGGAGTGGAATACCCGTTTACAATGTTTACAGGAACAAGTTCAATATTGGATAGATAATAAATCTGGAAAAATGATCGAGACAGTGCAATTATTCTACGACGAATGTTGATTTTAATAATAATAATAATATTTGATTATTTATTTAGGCATTTATTAGCAAAAATTAACTTATACAATTTAAAAGTTCTTTTATTTTCTATATATACAGTGTGAATAGCAGTTAAATTATGAATTTCTATATTTTGTTACTAAAAAATAAAAAAATGAATTATTTTTATTTTTCCCAGATTATTTTCTCAACGTAAGGTATAACATACACACATGGCGGGCGGGTTAATGCAATTAGTCGCTTATGGCGCACAAGATGTCTTCCTTACTGGAACCCCTGAGATCACTTTCTGGAAGGTGTCATACCGACGCCATACCAACTTTGCGATGGAATCCATCGAACAAACCTTCTCTGGTCAAGCCGATTTCGGTCGCCGAGTAACCTGCACCATCAGTCGTAATGGTGATTTGGCTTACCGCACCTACCTCCAAGTGACTCTTCCTGAGATCAACCAATCTATGTCCAACTATGCTCGTTGGTTGGACTTCATTGGTGAGCAATTGGTTGCCCAAGTTGAAGTTGAAATCGGTGGTCAACGCATTGACCGTCAATACGGTGACTGGATGCACATCTGGAACCAGCTCACTATGACGGAGGAACAAAAACGTGGATACTTCAAGATGATCGGAAACACCACCCAACTTACCTACATCACTGACCCTGCTTTCGCTGGTATCTCCGGACCTTGCGCATCCACTGGTTCCATCAACCAAGTGTGTGCCCCCCGTAATGCCCTTCCTGAAACCACCCTTTACATTCCCCTTCAATTCTGGTTCATGCGTAACCCTGGTCTTGCCCTTCCTTTGATCGCCCTTCAATACCACGAAGTCAAGATTAACTTGGATATCCGTCCTATTGGTGAATGCTTGTGGGCCGTCTCCACCCTTACCTCCGGAAACGGAACCACCGTATCATCCTCCACTGCCTACCAACAATCCCTTGTTGCTGCCTCCCTTTACGTCGACTATGTGTTCTTGGACACTGACGAACGTCGCAAGATGGCACAAAACCCCCACGAGTATTTGTTCGAACAAGTGCAATTTACCGGCGATGAATCCGTCGGAAGTAGTTCGAACAAGATCAAGTTGAACTTCAACCACCCTTGCAAAGAGTTGATCTGGGTTGTCCAACCTGATGCCAACGTTGATTACTGTGCATCATTGACCTCTGGATCCGTTCTTTACAACACCTTGGGTGCTCAACCCTTTAACTATACCGATGCCATCGATGCCCTTCCTAATGCCGTCCACGCTTTCGGTTCATCAAATGCTGAAGCTACTGTCATTACCAGTTCTGGTCTTTTCGACTTGGCTGGTGCTGAAAATGCCTCTGCTGGTGGAAACGCACAATCTGGTCTTTGGTCCTCCAATGGTGCTTTGATGAACCCTTTTGATGGAGCTCAAGGTACTGGAGCTAACAATGCTGGTTCCCTTGTCTCTGATGCCGGTACCTTCGTGCTCTCTGAAACCGCCCTCGATATGCACTGTTGGGGCGAGAATCCTTGCGTCACTGCCAAACTCCAACTCAATGGCCAAGATCGATTCTCTGAACGTGAAGGATCTTACTTCGATGTCGTGCAACCCTTCCAACACCACACCCGCGCCCCTGACTGCGGTATCAATGTGTACTCCTTTGCATTGCGCCCTGAAGAGCATCAACCCTCTGGCAGTTGCAATTTCTCACGAATTGATAACGCCGTACTGCAATTAGTGCTCTCAGCCCCCACTGTCGCCGGAACTTCTACCGCCAAGGTACGTGTCTACGCAGTGAACTATAATGTATTGCGAGTTATGTCGGGAATGGCCGGAGTAGCTTATTCAAATTAGAACAGCATATATGCAGTCATTATAATAAAATCATAAAAAAAATCTGAAATATAAATAACTAGTTTTTTCTTTTTGTTTTATAAAACAAAAAGAATATAAAGAAAAGCAATGATATAATGTATAGTAATGGATGCATCTTTGAATATTGTGAATTTGATTGAAAATAACCCTATTACTAAGCTTTCTAGCAACTACAACAGTGTTTTAATAAATAAAATTAAGGAATATTTTTCAGAAACTCAGCAACAATTGTTTGTTACATCTTTTTATTGTTATCTCAATTATAGCCAAACAAACGATTTTGTTATTGATTTAGATAATGTTTGGAAATGGCTAGGATATTGCAATAAAGCTAATGCAAAAATTGTATTAGAACGAAATTTTACGAGAGATAAAGATTATAAATGTTTGCTCTTGCGATCGCAAGAGCAAAAAAAGGAAGGGCGTGGTGGTCATAATAAAGATACTATATTACTAAATATTAAAACATTCAAATTATTTTGTTTAAAAGCAGATACTGAAAAAGCAAATGAGATTCACGAATATTATGTTAAACTAGAAGAATTTTTACAACAAGTAGTTCAAGAAGAAAATAACGAATTAAAACAACAATTAGAAAATGTTAATCAAAACTTTGATAAAAAATTGGAAAAAGAAAAAACAACTCAAAAACAACAATTACTTCTTAGAAACTACGGAATAAACCACGCATTGGTGTATATAGTTAAAGTTAAAACATATGAAAACGGAGAATACGTTGTTAAAATAGGAGAAAGTGATCACTTAGATAACAGATTCAAAGAACATCAAAAAAATTATGAGGAAGCCATATTATTAGATTGTTTCCCTGTAAATAAAAACGTATATTTTGAAAAATATCTACACGGACACGATAAAATTCGCCCAAACAAAGTGAAAAACTTAATCGGCCACGAAAATGAAAACGAACTATTTTTGGTAGGAAAAAATCTTACTTATAATACAATTTTACATACAGTGAATGAAAATATTAAAAATTTCAAGGATTGGACTGTGAATGATATTATTAAAATTGTGGAAAATGAAAATCAAAAATTCCTGGATAGATTAGGAAACAACAATGCACCATTGCAAAGCACATTTTCGCCTAATAATGATTTATTATTAACGCTTATGGAAAAAATAGATAATCTCGAAAAAACCAATAAAGAAATTCTAGAAAAACTTAATGGACCTAATAACAAAACCACAACTAATTTTGGCGAACCATTAGTTACACTTGGACCCAGATTACAGAAAATTAATCCAGAAACAATGAATTTGTTGAAAGTATATGAATCTGTAACGGAATGTTTGAATGAATCTAATAATATTCTTAAAGCATCAGGTTTAAAAAAAGCTATAAAAGATAATACGGTTTATAATGGTTATAGATGGCTATATGTGGATAGAGATAAGGACCCAAATATTCTTGAAAATGTTCCTGAAACGAAGGTTACACGATTGCAGAATCTTGGTTATATTGCCAAAGTCAATATAGATAAAACCAAAATATTAAATGTTTATTTGGATAGAAAAACTGCTGCATCAGAAAATGGTCATCTGTCTTCATCAGCTCTAGATAACCCAGTAAAAAATGGGACTATTGCCAATGGATATATCTATATGTTATATCAAAACTGTGATGACAATCTTCGTGAAGATTTCGAAGAAAATATAGGTGAAATAATTTTATATAAAGATGGAATTGGGCGTTATGATTCAAAAAACAACCTTACTAATGAATTCAGATCTAAAGAAGATTGTTGTTTATTCTTGAAAATGAGTGATAGAACATTGAGAAAAGCTCTTGAAACAAAACAACTTTATAATAATTATTACTATAAAGGTTTAGGTTGTAAAATGAAAGCCACCGCCTAATATTTTATATTCTATTAAACAAAATATAAAATTAATCGTCACAACCTCCTTCACAACAATCATCACCACCACCACCACCATCACAACAAAAACAACAACAGCAACAACCTGTATTATTGTTACTATTATTTTTTCTATTTTTATCATCGTTTATACAACATTTGAAACAACAATATTTATCACATTTACTATTTTCTTTTTCACGATCCATCATTTGTGCAGCCGGAGCAACCATTTGATGAGTAGGTGTGCTTGCTATTGATTCGTCTACTTTCGGCACTTCTAACTCTCCCCGTAACCTAGCATTTTCTTCTTCCAATATTTTAATTTTTTGTTTTAATTCTTCATTTTCCTCTGAAAGCTCCCTTTGGGAACTTTCTACGGAAAATCTATCAAAAATTACGCCACTATGTGGCTCCATTTTTGGTCCATTTTCGAGATCCATTCTACAAATAATACCAATTTAATATTTATATCATTTTATTATTTACACCTTTTTACATTTCATCTTTTACACATTGATATACCTAATAACATCGTTAGCTAAGCAATATTCCATCAACTTTGCACAAACATCCGTTTTCAAGTCTCGTTCATTGAGGGGAATGTATAAAACAATGTCCGTATATTTGACAGACGGTTCCTTTCTTAAATCACCAGTATTTTTCGACAAACAACATTCGACTTCGTCACCGTCCGAATCAGTAAAGAATACATTATAACGCGATCCATCATACACTATTTCCCCATAACATAGTCCATATTTTTCGCAGAATTCTTCTACTGCTTTGTAATCGTCTTTCCAACAGCGTAACTTCCCACTATTATTCGAAGCGCTATGTTCAGCTGAATCAAAGTTTATACCGTGTTTTTTTGCAAACGCTGTGATTGCATCGTGGTCAGGGGGCTGAAAGCCTCCAACAACTAAATCTGCAGAGCGCGTTGCGCTCGGAGGATTTTGGTCGTCTTTGGAACATCGTAACATATTTTGTGGGTTCTCCATTATTATTGTATTTTATCTTATAATAATAATTTTATATTATTTCAATTTTATACCATTAAACATTTTAAACCATATATAATTACAGAACCTGACAGTATAACGGTGAAACCATTTATTAAAATTAATTTATAGGACAATTGTTTATTTTCTAATTGCAACCTATTTATGGATTCTAATGATTGAGATAATAAATAAAATGAACCAAACATACAAGACGATAAAATAATAGAATTGTACATTATTATAATTATATAACGATAATTTTATATAATTATTATCAAAAAGTATAAAAACAATAAACGTATTATAGAGTACAAATGTCTACTTTTTTACAAAAATTACCCGAAGAATTGGAAAACCAGGTTCTCGAATATACCGGAAAAATGAAGTTGCGTAACGGAAAATATATAAATCAAATTCCGAAAGATGATCCGAGATACGATATTTTGTTGACTATACCACCCAAAAAGGGAAAAATATGTATGATGTACAATCAAATGTGTTATATATCACTAGTGAATAAGGATAAAAGATGTATTATTGCTTATATAGAGAACCATCCGAATCATCCAGAGGGTGAAATGAGCATCGCTCATATAGGTGAAGAACGACTCTATCCTCACGTTATAGGAAATAAATTCCCGCCCTGTTTTTTACCAAACTTATCCGATGTCAATAATAAAAAAAGATGGATAGAATATTATGATGATTAGGGTCTATATACGAATATCCCCTTTCTCAAAAAGTTCTTCCAACATTGCCAGCGAACCTGGCCATAAAGACATAAATGGAAAACTATTCTCAATTTCGTAGCTTGTATTGCATAGAACGTGAAACTGTATTCTTACTTCTTTCTTTATATCTTCGGACAATTTATCATATTCCGTCTTTACTTCGAGAACTTGCTCCGCACTCATTTTTGCATCATATTTTTTATCTAATACTACTATAAAATCACCCTCATCATTAAAAATAGACATATATACTCCATAAACATTACCATCTGTATAAATTCCCATTACTGATTTATATCTCACAAAATCTTTATACCTTTTTATTGGGGTAATTCTTCAAATTTCGGTGTAATTAATAATAACTCTTCCAATGGAATATTCATAATAGTTACATCTGGATTTTTTATAGATATCGCTTGGTAACTTTCTACAAAATATGCCTTGTTTTTGGTAAATTCAAGACGTACTATTATATTTTTATCGGGGTTGTAATTACGTGCAGCTAATGCTTTATGTAGTGGACGAAAATCTGGCAAAAACATTGATAGTTCTCCAATCTTTGTGTCTTTATCTAATACACAAAAGTATTCGTTATTCGTTCTAGAACGAAAATATTCGCCATTAATATGATGGTCTGTTGAAAATTTTTGTTTTGAACCATATTTAAAACAATCGCTAATTGATTGATTGGATTCATAGGCAGGATTCAATAACCTATCGAAAATAGGATGTACTGAGAATAGTGCCTTCGGAATCATAGATGTCATTTTCATATATAATTGTTTATGATTAAAAAAACAAATCTAAATCAATTTTTTACCATTATAATATACCAAATCCTATTTTATTATTTTTGAATATAACACTTAACACCGTTTTTTTGGGTGTATTAAATATAAATATGTATGATCCAACATCAAATGGGTCTACTTGTTCATCATGACGAATTGTATATTGCTCTTTAGAAATGTAATCGACTATTGAAATTGTCAAATTTTTATCTTCAGGCTCATCTAATTCAAACCATAATTTACCTTCTTTAATTTCAAAGGACATATATAAATTTTCTTCCAAAATAATTTGACTAGTAATATTCATCATTGATTATACGTATTCATTATTTAACAAATCTAAATCAATTTTTTCCGCATAAATAAAATTCCATTATTCTATTCTTTCTTTTATTTCATTGATAGCAATTTCTACACCCCTTACTTTATCTTGTAAATAAATTTTATCATAATCACGAAAAATATCTTCCCAACTATCACAACCGTGGTACTTATAAATCAATTTGAATATATGGGTTTCTTTTTTAGATAATATCAAATATATTTCTAATAATTGTTTCATCTCTTCCAGAGTCCAATCATCAAATGCTGTATTTGGGTCTTCCATTTGGTTTATTTTTTCTATTATACTTTCCATTTACATATAAAATATAAAGTATTGTTTATATTATTTCGCGTAAAAATAGTATAAACAATGTTCTCCAATACCTACAAAAATATATGCCGATCTTTTGTTCTAACAATTTAAACACCCAAAATGATCTTCTAATGAAAAATTTAATGGAATTTTATGAGAACCACGAGAACCTGCAACGAATGATGCATATCATCAATGGAGAAACCAAAATATCTTTACGAATTGTCGATTGGTTTGTCACCAATTATGCTAAGAAATATTATACAGTTTATGAATTACCTGATCAACGCGATCCTATTGGATCACAACGTTTCAAGGTTTACAATGATTACAAACTGAAGCTCAAGGCTTATTCGAAGCGTCGTTTTGACCCCTTTTGCCGTTGGGAACGCATCTCGGTACCTTATGACGATGAAAAAACAATGGAGACCACGATAGGACAACTCAACTTTTTTAAATGGGCTATTGAGAACCAAATCATCGACTTTATTGAGAACAATTATGATACGATTGAAACTGATATGAACCATCGTAACAGCACATCGAAACATCGTACTTCCACAGATTCAGAAACCTCTGTTTCGACCGTATCTACCGACGCATCGGACAAGTCCGATAAGTCTGACAAGACCAAAACAAGAAAAAAGCGTGAAGAATTGTCGGTGTTTGCCTGTAAATGCATTAAAAAGGAGGATATTAAAATTGTGGTCAAATTTAACTAGAAGGGAACCTACGGTTCCCTTGCGACCCCTCCCTTAACGAAAGGATTTCTAATAATAAATAATTATGTTACCTGATAAGCTAACATAATTCAGGGAGGGGTCGCAGGGGAACCGTAGGTTCCCTGCTTTAATTAATTTTATTAGTAATATAAAGATATTTCAATATAATTATCTAAGATGGATATTTATATTTATAGTACCGCAGCATTATTAGGTTTCGGCACAGGATTTATGATTGGACTTTATTACCTTGTTAGAAAATATAAAAATTGCGAGAATGATTCTACCCCACTAGAAAGGCTAAAAAATGCACTATTAACATTTGCCCTAGTTAATATTAAAAAAGAAGATATGGCAAAACTGTGTTATGACTATGAAAATTTCACGGCGATAAATTTCCTGCATTGAGTGGATCTTCCTTAGCTCACGCGTGTTATACGTATATTTTTAATAGGTCAACGTTTAGAAAAAGCATTATGTATAGTAAAGCTATGGAGAACAAATTGGATGCAATTGAAAAATACTTAAATTTACACTTAAACACACAAGAACAAACATTGGAATTTTTTGAGAAATTTTGCGAAAAACACACAGAATGCTGTAAAGATTAGATACTATCTGTCTCGTATTCTTCACCTGTAAAGAGAATATCACTATCCCAGAACCATCCGTCATCATAAGCATCGCTCCAACAATCGTCAAAACATTTCTTACATAAAAGTTTTGTTTTTTGTCTTTTTTCTAGAATATAATGTTTTTCGTCCGAATAGATTTTGTTCTCCACATTGCAACCTTCACAAAGTCCAACCATTTTATAGGAATAGTATCTAATAAACCCATCGATACTTTTCATCATATTATTATCATTCAAGGATTCGTCCAACCTTAATACAGGAACCGGTTTTTTATCATCGTTTTGGTCAGAGAAGCTTTGGTTCAATTTTATTGACTCGATCCAATCTTCGTGTTTTTTCCGGCAGTTTTCCAAATATTCCAATGTAATGTTCTCTTCACCGGGTCGGGCCCTTTTTTTAATGCGTTCAATATTCGTTTTCACATCTGTATCTAAATAAATGATTGCGTCCACAGGTATTAATTCCATTTTTTCGTAAAACATTAGTAAAATCTGAAAGTTGACCTCATCAATGATTCCACTTTCTCGCAACATTTTTGCAAATATTGCACAGCTGGATTCCATAGACCTTTCACAAATAATCACAGTATTCTCATCAGCGTCTTTCATTGCATCTACCAAACGTTGATGAAACGTAATATAAGCCATTATTTGAAACGGCAATGCGTACTTTTCGGGTTCTCTATAATATTTTTGAAGAATGTTCTCCTCGCTATCCCGAATAGAATTCCAAATATCCAGTGGTTCTCGTAAAAACACACATTTTTTTTCATCGATACCACGCTCTTCTAAACGGCTAAGAAGTGTAGTTTTTCCTGAACCAATGTTACCTTCGATAGATACAATATATGGACGTCTCATTGTTATAGTAGTATGATTGGTATTTTATCTGTGTAAAATAAAATATCAATTTTTCCGTAAAAAACATAAACATTGTCAGTGGTATCATAAAAATAACTATGACGAATAAAAAAGGAATTATTATAGCTATATTGGAGCGTTATGAAGAACTTCTTATCTATAACATCAACTTGTTACGAACCAACATTGGCTGCGATCTTCCGATCGAACTTTGGCAAATTGGTCAAGAAGTTAGCAACAAAGCCCAGGATTTTTTAGAATATAAAGAGGTAGAATGGAATCTGACATTTAAAAATGTCAAGGATTATACCAAGGATCCTGAACATTGGCGCGGATACCAAATAAAGGCATTTATTATGAAACATACCTCGTTTGATGAAGCAGTTTTACTCGATTGTGATAGTTTTTTTCTACAAAATCCCGAACAAGGTTTTGTTGACCCCAATTATATGCGCACAGGAACCTTCTTTTTCAAAGACTTTTTAAGACACTGTCCCAAATCTCCTGAAGAAGAAGAAGCCAGAAAACAATGGTTTCGTAAAATGATGCCATTTCCCTCCCCCTATTTACCGAAAGAATGTTATTATTTATACGACTTACCCTTTACGGCACAACAGTACTGGTTTTATCAGGAATCTGGTATGGTTTATTTAAACCGCAAAATGCACCCCAAAGTCGTCGACAAAATCTACGAATTAAATAACAATCACAAAGAAACTTATCAATATGTTCATGGAGATAAAGAAACGTTCTGGATTGCTTGTTTGCTATGTAACGTTCCGTTTTATATGAACCAAACTCCTGGGATTAATTTGTATCCGGATATTCAAAAGCCAATGTCATATCAAGACAAATTAGGTCCAGCTTTCACACATTTATATATAAAAGATGAGAACGTTTTTTTATATTACTCACAAAAGGCATATCCCGATGTTAGTAAAATCACGAAAGATGATATTTTGAGACAAATATCTTAGAATAATATATATGAAAAATCAAAAAAAAATAGTGATAATATTTATATTATTACTTATAATACTTTTATTTACCTTTTTAGGTGTAAAAAAAATAAAAGAAGGATTTGATGATAACTTTAAAATTTGTTATATAACAGCAATTTATGGTAGTTATGAATCTACTTGTAAACCATTTATAAAGCAGACAATTCCATCTGATTTTATATGTTTTACTGATAACGAAAATATAGAAAAAAATGGATGGACAATTGATACTAACCCATATCATATAACTAATAAATCAAAATTAGATAATGACGAATATATAAATTCTATGTCAAATAATAAACATACATTTAATATAGCAAAATATTACAAACAACAATTTCAAAATATACCAATTTTACAACATTATGATGTTATAGTTTGGTTAGACGGAACAATTAAAATTACGAATCCTAATACTAGTGAATTTATTAAAAATAAAATAGAAGAATACAAGATTATAGGATGGATGAACGAACTTCATTCAGGAATTTTAAAAAATGAAGTTGATAATACAATTATGGATCGCTACACATCTACATTTTGGAATAATCAACATCAACCTTATCAAGATATTTTTAAACAATATAATTATTATGTTGATGATGGATATAATGATGATTTCTTTAATGATGCACCTACAGCCAATGAATTTAATAAGGATAATATTGGCGTTTGGATAACTTGTTTTGTTGCATTTCTGAACAAAAATAAAGAGGTCACTCAATTTCTAGATTTATGGTATTTACAAACTTTGAAACATACAACACAAGACCAGATGTCATTTCCTTATGTCTGTTATAAAACCGGGATTATTCCATATACGTTGCCAGATAAAGAAATAAAAGGTACAAATCCACATTCATCTACTGATTTTTACGAAAAATTACAGCACGGTAAATAAGAATATATTTATTTATGGTAAATTTTTTTCTTTTTATGAATGATAATTCTGGAAATTCTCGTATTTATATATATTCTGTTCGCTCCATAAATCCCCATAATTTTTTTCTTTCCTATTCTTAGTTTGTTCTATCACCAATGTTTCGTCTTTTATTAAAATTGCTTTATCATAGTTTTCTCGTTCTCTAGAAACAATCAATATGGCTTTTTCCGGGTTAGGAGAATTAGGATGAATTGTAAAATCAAAATCAAAATTTTTCATTTCATCCTCCGTGAACATTTTTTTCAATAACAATGGTCCAGTGGGTTCTAGAGAACTTTCACCATAATATTTTTCACTGACATTTTTCACTATTTGTTTGATAGCATTTAATATCTTAGGATTCCCCTTTTTACATACCATAAATCCGTTCCATACCCCTCCACCGCCTGTATTAAAATCTCTTACGAAATATTCTTTATTCGTAACATCAACTAATTTAAATCCATTTATTGGCTTCATTTTAGTGTCCAAGTAAATACCCCCTTTTTCATAAAGTATGCAATATCTCATTAAATCTGCTTTAAACGCACCAGGTATAATTTTATTGTAAGCTTTTTGCACATCCTCCTCAAAGTAATCTTCTAAAAATTGTATACAATCATTTTTATCATACATTTCACATTTGAAACCAGGGTTCTCCTTTTCAATGTTTTCAAAGTTATTTTTAATTAATTCAGGAATTGTATTTTCTTCATTAATCCATATTTGAAAAAAATAATGTGGAACACCATTACCTTCAAACGTTTCATATTTTTTATTTTTTAGATATATATAGTAAAATAAAATCACGATTATCAAAGGAACAATAATATAATAAATTTTACCTTTCATTATTATATTATATCATTATTTATTATTATGAATTATACTATTATTGCAGGAACAATAGTAGTAATTATTGCAACAATTATTATATATAATTATTATAATTTTAATACCATAATAGATTTAGTAAATCCAAATGATTCAGCCGTTTATACTGATGAAATTATTCCCAAAATAATTATACAAACCTGGAAAACAAACAGTGTTCCTCAGCGTTATATGCAACTTATCGACTCAGTAAAGAAGTACAACCCAGATTACGAATACCTCTTTTTCACGGATGAAAGCATCGAAAAATTCTTTAAAATGCATTATCCTGAGTATTGGAACACCTATACGAATCTACCCGTCAAAATACAAAAAATCGACTTTTTCCGTTATGTTGCCGTCTATCATTATGGCGGATTTTACTTAGACCTTGATGTAAGTGTATTAAAACCCTTTAATCCATTATTGCAATACTCGTGTATCTTCCCTATAGACGAATACATCGATATTCGTTTTTGTAAGAGCCCTCGTTATAAACCTTACTGTGACGCAGGGCATAATTTTTTGTTAGGGCAGTACGCTTTTGCTGCAAGTCCCAAACATCCCTTTATCAAAAAATTAGTGGATAATATTCATATGAATCTGAACAAATACATACGCCAAGTAGACTTTAACTCGGAAGATTACATCTATAAATCCACAGGACCTGATTTCGTCACAAATATTTATATGGATTATAAAAATAAAACTGGGATTAAGATATTGGACAATGGACGTAGACAATATTTTGGCGATTATGCCCGACACAACTTCTTTGGAACCTGGAAGTAAGGGAAACCAAGGTTTCCTTAGAGCGCCGTAGGCGCTCCAGGTTGAGCCCTTCGGGCTCGGACCCCTGCGACCCCTTCCCTTAATAAAAATAATTTATTTTAAATTTATTATGGTTATTGCAAGTAACCATAATAAAAACTTTTGAAGATAATCATAATAAATAATAGAAATTAAAGGAGGGGGGGGTCGGGGGGAACCATCGGTTCCCCCGAATTAGTATTCGTTATAAACCGATTCAATGATATCTATGAAACGGCGTAATTCTGTTTGAGGATATGGCTCTTCCTCTTCCTCTTCCTCTTCGCTATCTTTATTATACTTGTAACCCGATATTTCATTATTATCATCATCATTTTCCCTCAAATACTCGTAAGTAATGTCATCAAAATTCTCAGGGAAATCTGGGAAATTTATCAATGCCAAACTCGTGTCCTTAGGATCGTGAAAATATTCCAACAAAAACTCTATCATCATCTCTTTATTATCTACATAATAAGAAAATGTTCCCGTACTTCCGTCCTTCTTATGATATCCACACCGGAGACCAAACAATTCCGTCTTATAATCATAAAACACATAAACGCAACATTTTATTCCGATAGGAGATATTTCCTCTGTTGTTGTAGCACCAAAATCACAAATTTTAATTACTAGAGTATCACCTGACATTATCGTAAGATAAAATATAATATGAAAATATTTTTATATTTGTTTTTTAGAATATAAATAGTTACATAAGCAAAATCATTGCAAAATAAACTAACAATGAAAATGTGGTTTGTTTCACTGCACTTTTTATCACTAATGGAGAACATTGTGTTCTAATAATACGTAATAAATTTATATAAAATGGTGAATAAGATAATATGATTCCAGCTATCACATACTGCGGCACATTATTCGTAGACAATTCTATTAACATATTTGTAAAACCCGCAGTTACTATACTACCCGCAAAAACTACAGTTGCATTTTCCCCACAAACTACTGGAACGGTATTAATACCGTTCTTCCTATCTCCTTTCACATCCGTTATATCTAACAACAACTCGATATACATCGACGCCATAAATATGGTTTGGCTCGTCAATGTTACAAATATATTATTTATAGGAGTTTGTAATGATAATGCTACAAATGGTACGGTAGCGCTTACTACCAATGCACATACCAAATTCTTTATTAGAAACCAACGTTTCAGAATCGGTGTATAGAAAAAAATGGTCCACGAAGCCAAAAACCAAAAAGGTGCAGCACTTACCGGTAAACATAGAGAACCTATTATTGGAACAGATAGGAGCAATACTATTGTCATAATTTCTGCCTCACCTCTTGTCACCGAACCCGTTATTAGCGGGCGTTCCGGATGATTGATCCGGTCGGTTTCTATATCAAATAAATCATTTATTACCATACTCGCAGTTGTTATTATATGAATTACGGAAAATGCTGCCCAGAATTGGGGAACCAACAAAAAATCCTTGTTAGCTATATATCCACTTAATCCTACCAATATAGAAGTTGGGACAAAGTTCTCTTTTATACGTGTAATATTTACAAGTCCATCTATTTTTTCATTTATAATCAACGGATTATTATTATCAAAATGATAATTGCATAATATTTTGGTTTCTATTTTTTTATTTTGTAAACTCTTTAATAAAAACGAATCAGAGAACCTGCTTCCAAACAAAAACCACCATAAAAAAACCAATTTTACCATTACTGATGGTATAGTCAATTGTTTAATAGTTTTACGCTATTTATTTATTATCATCGGTCTGTATCCCAATATATCCAATATTTTACTGGTCGTGGGAAATTCGGTCGCACCATAAATGTCCTGTAAGATTAACCATTCGAACATTCCGCCTCTATATACGTAAACTTCCGAGAACCCTAGCGACACCAATTGTTGATACTTTTTGTCTGTCGATTCGTCCAGATCGTTTTTACCATAAATCACTATTTTTTTACTAATTCCCTTGGTCAACATATCATTGATCAGGTTCTCTTCTTGGTCATAAGGAACCGTATTTCGAATCAAACATTTTTGTTCACTGATCAACATTGTATTGATAATAAGATTATTTGTAGGGTTCTTTACACATATCTGTAGACCCTCAAAATTTATGTATTTTACGGGCTTTTTAAGTAATCCCCAAATACTATTCATCTAGTAAATAATTATATTATTGTTTGTAAGTACTAATTTAGAGATATATTTATATTAACGATAATATGACGGTGATTAATGATATAGAAATTGATGATATTCATTACTCTAAAAATGATATTAAAGAAGCAATCATCAACAATGATCCCATTGATAATAAACTACACGTTATTGTGGTGATTTCGAATCCCTGTCTCTTTGCCCGTCGTTATATTTTAATGAAAGAATTTATGAAACGTATTGAAAGTGAAGAACCCAATGTTCTCTTATATGTGGTGGAACTCGCCTACGGAAAACAGCGTTTTCTAATCACCGATAAAAAAAACAAGCGACATCTGCAAATAAGGTGTGAAACCCCCCTTTGGCACAAAGAAAATATGATCAATGTCGGTATTAAAAAATTGTTGCCAGAAAATTGGAAGGCTGTTGCTTGGATCGATGCTGATGTGGAGTTTGAGAACCCGGAATGGGCCTCAGATACCCTGAAAATACTCAACGGATCGAAAGACATTGTCCAACTTTTCAGTCACGCAGTCGATATGAATCCTATTGGTGAAGCAATGAAAATATTTACTAGTTGGGGGTATCAGTATACCAAACATCTTCCATATTCTAAAGACGCGACCAATTTCTGGCACCCCGGTTACGCTTGGGCCTGCACTAGAAAAGCCTATGAGAAAATGGGCGGATTGTATGATAAAGGCATCTTAGGATCAAGTGACAATATTATGGCCTTGAGTTATATTCAAAAAGGGGATACGATTGCTATTAATAAAGAGAACTCTGAAACTTACAAACAATCTGTCACTGATTTCCAAGAACGTGTTAAAAATATGCGTGTTGGATATGTTCCTGGGTTAATACGACATTATTATCACGGCTCCAAAGCTGACCGTAAATACGGAGAACGATGGAAAATCTTGATTAAATATGCTTATTGTCCTCTGAAACATATTACTTATGATAAAAACGGCGTGTTGGTTCCTACTTCTGAATGTCCATCGGAATTATTATCGGAAATTATGGATTATTTTTCTGAGCGTAATGAAGACGATATTTATAAAGACAAAAATATTCTAGAAATGATACAAAAATTGTCGTCTGACGACATATCTGTCGAAGAAGAAGATGATGAGGATGATCCTGCAGATATGGCACAGCAAATGGGTAAAATGTTAGCAAATTTAATTACATCTCGTAGAGAGTAGGGAAACCTACGGAGCAGGGAACCTACGGTTCCCTCAATCGCCCTTCGGGCGATCCAGGTTGAGCCCCTGCGGGGCTCGGACCCTGCGACCCCTCCCTTAATGGAAGGTTTTCTAGAC